GATTTAAAAAAATAAAAAAAAAATTATGACAAATTATAATTGGAACTGTAAAACAGTAGACGCTTATCCAAAAGATGGAGATTACACAGATGTAGTGTACAATGTACATTGGATTGTAACAGGAACTTCAGACTCTGAAGGTGTTACTTATTCAGCTACTAGTATTGGTACGCAAATATTGGATACTAGTGAGATAACGGATTTTATTCCTTTTGATGAATTGACTAACGAACAGGTAGTAAGTTGGACTAAATCAACAATGGGCGAGGAACAGGTAGATGGTATTGAGGCTGGTATTCAGTCTGAAATAGATAATTTAATTAACCCCACAAGTGTTACTTTGACCATAGGAGAGTCTGAGTAATTTTTTAATATAGTAAAATTATGAATCAAATATTAACAGACTTACTAGGCCTTTTAAAAAGAAAAAAGGTTGTTGTAGATGCAAAAGACACAGATTTAATCCCGTTAGGAGGTAAGAAATCAGGATCTCTTGGTTTATCAGGACCAAGCCCGTCAGAAGATGTAACACTTATCACAGCAAAAGATTTTGTTACAAACTATATTGCTCCTATTGTTGGAACATCCGGAGACAATACTTTTTTTGGAAAAGATGCTTTTATAAATAATGTAAGTGGAGTAGGTAATACTGCAGTAGGTAGTAAAGCACTTGAAGCAAATTTATCAGGTAACTACAATACAGGAGTCGGCAGAGATGCATTAATAAACAATACTACAGGAAGTGATAACTCAGGTTTTGGTGTTGTTGCATTAAATAATAATACCATAGGTAATCAAAATAATGCTGTTGGTGTTGTTGCGGGTTATTCTAATGTTACAGGAAATAACAACACATCAATGGGTCAGGGAGCAAACTACGTAAATGCAGTTGGTTCAGAAAATGTTTCATTTGGATATAGAGCAGGTGTTTCTTTAACTAGCGGTGATGGTAATACATTTGTAGGTCCATATACAGGAGAAGGTCCATCTTTTAGTGGTTCAAGCACAGGAAATAATAATACTGTTTTAGGTATACACGCAAATCATAAAAATAGAGACAATTGTGTTGTAATAGGAAAAGGAGCTGAAGCTAATGCAGATAATCAGTTTTCTATAGGCTCATCGGGAACTCCTTTAGGAACAATTACTGCTTATACAGGTGCGGCAGCAGAAACTTGGGAAGTGAGAATTAATGGAGTTACTAAAAAGATAATGTTAGCACCTTAATAATAACTAGTTTAAAAAATAAAAAATATGAAAAATTATACTTGGACAGTAGAAAATCTTTTAGTAAAGGATATAGACAACATGAAAGATTATGTAGTTGATGCATTATTTGATGTATCGGGTACAGAAGAGGTAAATGGTACAGAATACTCATATACCTTAAGAACTAACAACGCATCATTTAAAGTTTCTGAAGGTAGTGATTTTATTCCTTTTGAAGATTTAACTAATGAAATTATAGTTAGTTGGATAAAAGAAATGTTGGGACCTCAAGGTGTTGCTGATTATGAAGCAGCGGTAGGTGGGCAAATTGACGCTAAAATCAATCCTCCTGTAGTTCCTACTGTTAAACCTTTACCTTGGTAATTTTTTAATTAAAAAAAAATTATTATATTTGTTCTATGCAAGATAAAATAAAAATAATTGTAGATGCTATAGATATAGCAGTTCAAAAAGGTTGTTATAATTTAAATGATACAGCGGTTATTATTACAGCTTTAAAAGAAGTATTTCCAGCAGATGTAAAAGAAAAAGAAGATGAGTAAAAGTAAAAAAACCAAACTTACAAAAAAAGAATTAGAGGATGTTATATCTAAAAAAACATCTTTAGATAAAGTTGTAATGGAAATTGGTAATATAGAAGTTAATAAACAAGCTTTATCTAATTTATACGCATCTCTTAAAGAAGATTGGGATGATAATACTAAAAAACTTGAATCTAAATATGGTAGTGTTAATGTAAATTTAGAAACAGGTGAAATATCTCCAATAGAGGAAGTAAAAAAATAATTAGGTTTATATCTTTTTCACAGCCTCTTAAGACTTTTAATAAGTACTTGAGAGGCTTTTTTATTTAAAAAAGTATTTATAATAAATGATACTTGTTTGATTTAAAAAAATCTTGTATATTATAACTATATGTGTTACAACAATGTAATACATCATATTAATATATATTTATGATTCCAAGTAATTCAAGTAATATGACAAATGGATGTGATAGTATTTCATCTAATTGTGTTATATGGCAAGGTCCAGATATTAGTTGTATAGATCTTTGTAATGGAGATACTATAAGCGAAGTAACATATAAATTAGCTACTGAGGTATGTGATTTAATTACAAGTGGTGTAACTGCAAATCCTAATCTTGATGGGTTAGACCTAACATGTTTAAATATTCCAGGTACAACTCCAACTACATTAGTTCCTGTTTTACAGGAAATGGTTAATTCTATTTGTGCAGATTCAGGAAGTAATTTACCTCCTGAAGATTATGTACAAGATAACCTTCCTATAATGACATTACCTCTTTGTCTTCAATATCCTGATGCAGGAGGAAATCCAGTAACACAACTAAGACTTGATTTATTTGCAACATTAATAGCAAATAAGGTTTGTGATATATTAACTACAATATCATCTATTCAATCTACATTAACTTCTTATGGAGATAGAATAGCTATTCTTGAAGCATGTGTATTACCATGTTCAGGTGTTGTAGTAGAAAAACAAATTATTCCTACATGTATATTACCTAGTGTATTAACAGATGTTTCAGTTTTAGTACTTGCTATAGAAGCACGTTTTTGTGCATTAGAGAATGCTGTAGGTTTACCAGCAGCAATTAACTCAGCAATAAGTCAAACAGTAATTGTAAGTTCAAATACTACATTAACTAATAATGCAGTAACATATGGATCTATTACAGGATGGAATGCTTCTCCAAGCACTTTATCTGAAAGTTTTCAAAATGCTTGGGTTGTTATAGATGATATGTATACGGCAATACAAAATATTCAACTTAACTGTTGTCCATCAGGTTGTGATGCTGTAACATTTGGGTATGTTGCAAATGGTGTAATTAATACATCTGGTGAAATTGATACATTAAACTTTGATTTTACATCTTCAAGTATTCCTGCTGCATTTAATGATTGTGCAGGAAGCACTGTTGTTACTATTACAGATGCACTTGGTGCAGCAATAACAAGTACCGTAAATGTAAGCTCATTACAAAGTAATGCTGCTGGTATAAATATTTCTACTGCAGCATTAAATACTTCACAAGATCTTACAACATCTGTAGCATTTTGTGTTACAAATGGATCTGATACGTGTAGTGATGTTGCAGCAGGAACAGTACCAGGTATTGTCCCATGTCCTGCAATTATAAATGTAACAGGGGTAACTACAGAAGATGCAACGGTAGATTTTACAAATTTAATAGGTACTTCTGCAATATATACTATAGATATATTAGATAGTGCGGGTGTAGTTGTAGATACATTTATACAAAATACTCCTGGTGTTACAGTAACAAATACATTTGGAGGTTTAACTCCAGGTTCTACTTATACTGTAAGAGTTACAGTAGAAAAAGGTGGAGTAACAAAAGTTTGTACAAATACTGCATCATTTACTACTAACTTTGCATTTATAGCATGTAATCAAGGAATGGATGTAGCAATATTATTTGATTATTGTGATGCTAACTTAATGCAACCTATAGTTGCAGATTTTAAAACGAATGCTTCTTCAATTGCTACACAAATAGCTACTTTATCTGGTGTAAATGATTACAGAATTGGATTAGGCATTACAGATCAAGGAGCAGGAATAACACCAAGTTATAATGCATCAGTAGAATATACAGCATTACCAGCAGGTCAAAAAAGTGTAAGTGCATTCCCAGGTGCTCCATCGTTATATGCTTATCTTACTACTGTTGAAGTATTCCAGACTAATAATGGTGCAACATTTGATACACAGTTAAATAAATTAGATACTGTTGATTGGCCATTAGGAACTGATGTGGCTGGAACACAACCTACTGGTGCATTATTATCAGTAGCTATTTCAGGTTCTTTAACATTTGGTGCTTTAAGACCATTAGCTTCAAAGGTTGCTGTAGTTATAACAGATGAATTACCAAGTAGTGGTAATGGAGTATTTGATGCAACATCTGTAGCTGAATTAGCATCATTACAACAACAATGTTTAATAGATGGTATTAAAGTTATTGTATTAGGTAATGGAGCAGCTCGAACTTATACAGATGCTGGAGGAACAACAACAACTCCATGGGCTGACTTTGCGATAGCAACAGGCGGTACATTTGATATTACATCAAATGCAGCTTCATTAAATAATGCTCTTACAACTATATGTACATAAAATAAATAAAATTAAAAATAAAAAAAAATGGCTTGTAATTGTTCTAAATGTAGTAATAAATGTGGTTGTGGAGATACAGCTTTATCAACACCATGTACATATACTGATTGTAGTGTAGGTAGTGAAAGATGTGCTGATGTACAATGCGCAGAGTGTGTAAGTTATTGTGGTACATCTTTTCAGATTGGTGATGCTGCCGCATTATTAAAAATAAATACAGGAGAAAGACTTGATTCTATAATACAAAAATTTGCAATGATATTATCAAATGGATTAGGTGCATGTACTTCTGAGGATTTACAACATGATCCATATAATGTATACGCTGGTGTTATTACATCTAGTACAGCAAATATAATTTGGGATGGTATATGGAGTTCTAGTACAGGTATAAATATATATTATGATACTGAAGTTGCACCATCAGGATGGATATTAGCAAATGCAACTCCAATTGTAACTACAACTAATAACTTTACAATAACCAATTTAACAGCTAGCACAGCTTACAAAGTTAAAGTTGTAGATAATAATAATTCTGCTTCTTGTAAATCTATAGAAATTTTATTTACAACATTAGCAGCATAAGAAACAACAAGTGGTGGTTTGTTGGTTTTCTATCACAAACGTTGGAAAAGACTGGGGAAACTCAGTCTTTTTTTTTCTTATTAAAAAAATAAATATATTTTTACAAAACTTTTATATAAAATTTTATGAATATTAAGGAAGAAATTATCAAAACATTTAAGTGGAAAAAGTCTGTTGCATATTGTGCAGATAAACTTGGTATATCTGAATCAGAGTATGTTAAGTTGAGAAATGAAATTAGAAAAAACAAAAAACAAAAAAGAAAGTTTTTTGGAAAAATGGATGCTGACTCAGGTATTACTGAAGCAGTAAATTTAGAGAAAGGTGAAAAAACTATAGCTGCTACATTATCTACAGAACCAAAGTCAGCAGAAGAAATTATAAAACTTTTAAGTATTGATACAAAAGAGTGGAAGCTTTCCCAATATTGGAATAAACAAATGGGAGATCATTGGAGAGTTTCAGCATTGGTTTCAAAAGTAAAAGATGCTACAGAAAGCAATTTTGAAAAATTATTAGAAAACTGGAAACCAAAAACTCATAAGATACCAAAAGTTAAATTAGACAAAGGAAAAAATGCACACACAGTGTGTGGTATTATGTCTTTACAAGATATACATTTTGGTAAAGAAGGTAATGAAACTATAGATAAAGATTTTGAAGATACTTTAATTAATTTATTAAATAGAGCTGTACCGTCTCATTATATAGAAAAGATGTATTTTGTTGTTGGTGGAGATTTAATTAATATGGATACATTTAATGGTACAACAACAAGCGGTACTCCTTTAGATAATTGTATGACATCAACCGAAGCATATGTTCAAGCATTTGATGCATTACATTGGGGTATTAATTATATTAAAAGTTTTTGTAAAGAATTAGTTGTAGTATATATACCTGGTAATCATGATAGATTATCTTCTTTTCATTTAGCTCATGCATTATCAAAGTCTATAGAGTGTGATGAAATTACTTGGGATATTAAATATGAAGAAAGAAAAGTTCATGTATGGGGTAATAATTTTAATGCATTTGAACATGGAGATAAACCAAGTAAAAATACACCATTGGTATATGCAACAGAATATCCTAAACAATGGGGTGCAACTATTAATAGAACTTTATTTACAGGACATTTTCATACAGAAAGAAAAGTTGAATATATGACTACTGCTGAGACAACAGGTTTTGTTCATAAGACTTTACCAAGTTTAGGTAAAACAGATTATTACCATTATAGTAATAAATATGTAGGTAACAGAAGATCGGGTAAGTTAGAACTTCAAGATGCATTATTAGGTAATATATGTGAATTAACCTATCAGGCAATATAATGCCTCATTTTAATTTCATTAAGTGATGTTTTTTTTGTAAATTATAAATGAGACCATATGAGTAATGTATTTAACAAACCTGATTTAAATGCTCCAAGATATAGAGAGAGAAAATTTGGTTTACTAAATAAAGAAACAATATCAGAATTTAAAGAAAAATTTCCTTCATATTCTAATATTGATAATAAGAAACTTAAAAGTATAATTAAATTGTATAATGTTAATTTATGGAATGCTGTTATAGAAAATAGAGATGGGGTAGAATTACCTGACTCTTTAGGATATTTTTTTATAGGAACGTGTCCTGGTTCTAAAAACGGAAATACCAATTATGCATTATCCAATAAATACGGAAAAGTTTTACAGAATAAGAACTGGGATACAGATGGTAATATAGGTAAAATATTTTACACTAATTGGTCTGCAAAGTATAGGTATAAGAATAGAGATCTTTGGAAGTTTGAAGCATGTAGAACATTTAAAAGAACTGTTGCTAAAACATATCCAATTAATTGGACTAAATATGTTCATGTAAAGAACACATTCAGGGTTGCTAAACTTTATACTGAGATTAATGAAAAGACTCAAAAAGAATTAGAGTCTTATAATGAATTTGAAAATTAAATATAATGTCAACTATAGCAGAAGTCGTATCAAGAATAAGAGGTCAAGTTAAAGCTGAGGTGCAAGATTCATTTGTAACTGATAGATATGTATACAGTTTAATTGAAAAGTATGCTCAGATTTTAATGAGAAGACAAGATTATGCAAACAAATTAATGAAATTTAATTCTGTTTGGAAAACATTACCATATGTAGAATTAATTGATGTTGATAAGGTTGAAGCTCAATGTTCTGGTATTCAAAGTGGTTGTACATTTAAACGTTCTAAAGTAAGACTTCCGTCTATGATAGAAGGATATTGGGGTCCTCTTATTAGAACTGTAAGCTCTATAGATGGCTCTCAAGAGCTTAATGCAACTCAACCGGGTACATATACCTCAATGACAAAAACAACGTCTTTTAAGTACAATAATGCAAAATATTTTTGGTGGTTAGATGGTTACATATATTCTCCAAATATAGAATGGGATGCATTAAAGATAGAAGGTGTATTTAATTCTGATATTACAAGATGGAATTGTGATACAGAAGATGATTGTACACCAAGATACGAACAACCAATATATATTCCAGAGGCACTATTTGCTGAAATAGAAGCACAAGTTATACAAACAATGATAGGCACAGCTCAGATACCATCTGATGATTCTGACAACAAACAAAATATACATAGGTAATGGGAGTATCAAATAAATATAGAACTTTTGGACAGTTAATGGAAGACGTTTCCATAGACTTTTCTAATTATGCTTTAGAAGGAATGATTGAACCTGCTCAACTTATTAAAGTTGCAACAAGGGTTAATTATGATTTAGGTTTAAAAATACATAGAACTAAAGAAGTTATTATAGATGTAGAACATGGTAAAGGACAATTACCAGATGATTTTGCATATATAAATTATGGATTTTTATGTGGTGAATATAAAGTAAATAATACAATGCCATCAGGTACACATGTAGAAACTTTTAATGAAGTACCATATGTTCCTGCTCCAGGTGAAGTAACTGAATGTGGTACATCTGCTACATGTAAAGATGTTTGTGTTATTAAAACTTGTGATGATAGCAATGAGTATCAATTAATACAAAGAATTGGACCAGAACAGTATAGAACTTTTACTACATGGACTCAATTAAGAATACAAGATGTTAATGATAAAGTTTGTTATTGTCCAGAGTTAGGAGCTCAAGCATCAGATATAGCAGAAATAAAAGATGGATTTTTAATTACATCATTTAAAACAGGTAAAGTATATTTAAGTTATCAAGGTGCTATGGAAAATGCAAATGGTGAATTAATAGTATTAGATCATCCATATTGCAATGAGTATTATGAATATGCAATGAAACAAAGAATACTTGAGAATATGATTTTTCAAGGTGAGAACGTAAGTCAGCAATTAGGTTTGATAGAACAAAGATTAAGAGCTGCAAGAAACAATGCTTTAAGTTTTGTTAATACACCAAACTTTGCAGAGATGAGAAAGATGCATAACGTGAATAGAAGAGCTCAATATCATAATTATTATAATATGTTTTTGAGTTATGCTCCACATAATCCAAGAGTTACAGGAACTAAAACTAATAACACTTACTCATAAAGAATTAAATTAGCATGGCTAAGAAAACATCAGCATCATCATCTAGTGTGAATACTAATACCTTTATAAAAGGTATGAATAAGGATATTACTCAATCTATGGAGCCTAATCAGAGTTGGTGGCATGCACGTAATGCAGCTAATAATTCTACTGATGGAGATCTAGGTGTTATAGGAAATGAACCTTCAAACTTTTCATGTGGAGAAATACCATATACAATAATTGGAGCTATAAAGTTATATAGTGATAAATGGGTTATATATTCTACAGATAATATTAATTCTGAGATAGGTATATTTGATGATAGTGAATGTAAGTATACAACGCTTGTAAATGATCCATGTCTTAATTTTAATAAAAAGTTTCTTATATCAGGTGCAGCTAAAGAAAACTTTGATTGTACATGGCAAGTATATTGGGATGATTCTAATAATCCATCACGTACATTAAACATTGATAATGTACCTTGGATTCAAGATTGTGAAACAATAGATGATTGTGTAACATGTACTGATACAGATAGATTAGATTGTGAGGAAATTAGATTGGCTCCATTACTAAACACACCTTGTGTTTCATTATCTAAAGCTGAAGATGGAGGTTTAATAAGAAACGGAACCTATCAAGCTTTTATTGCTTATGTTGAAAATGAAGCAAGAGTAACAGATTATATTGGTATATCTAATTTACAATCAGTTTGGAGCCACGAAGGTTCTAGTTCTTCATTGAATATTAAGATAAGTAACTTAGATACTGATTATGAATTTTTTGAATTAGTTATATATCAAAGAAATCAAGGACAAGCGTTTACAAAAAAGATAGGTCTTTACAGCACTCAAACAAAAGAAATAAATATTGATTTTATTAGTGATCAACTTGAATCAATAGATCAAACATTATTACCTCAAAGAAGTCCAGCATATGAGAAATCAGAAGCAATGTATGTTGTTAATGATTATTTAATAAGACAAGGGCCAACAGAACAATTTGATTTTAATTATCAACCTATAGCAAATCAGATAAAAGTAAATTGGGTAACAAACAGGTTACCTGCTAAGTATTATAATTTAGCTGGTAATAAGTTAGGTTTTATGCGTGATGAGCAGTATGCATTCTTTATCCGTTGGATTTATAATACAGGAGAAAGATCAAGCTCATATCATATACCTGGTAGACCTGCAAAAGATTTTACATTACCTAATGGAGATGTAAAGAAAGAAACAGATGTTATATTAGGACCAGATGTAGTAGGAGATAATCTTATTAATACAAGCGGAGAAGAGGTTTATAAAATATATAATACAGGAACAATAACTCAATCATTAAATATTCCTCAATTAGATGGATCAACCATTACAGCTAGAGGTGAAATGGCATATTGGGAATCTACCGAAAGATATTCTGCTGATAAACCAGAAGTTTGGGATTCAACATATGTTGACCCAGCTACAGGTATAAATATTGGTGAAACTACAAATCCAGATTTTGATTTATGTGGTAAACCAATTAGACATCATAAGTTTCCAAGTGAAGAAAAAGGTACTGGTCCAAACTCTCCTTTATATATAACTTCAGATAATGGTGACTTTATAAATATACTTGGGGTAGAGTTTACTAATATAGGTAGACCAAAGTATAATGATGGTACATATATACCAAATGTAGTAGGTTATGAAATACTTAGAGGTTCTAGACTAGGTGCTAAGTCAATTCTTGCAAAAGGGTTGTTTAGAAATATGCGTAAGTATAGAATACCTAATGCAGATAATTTAATTGGTGGAAATGTACAAGGATTATATCCTAACTATCCTTATAATGATTTAAGACCTGATCCATACTTTTTTGATAGAGGTAATGATGATGATGTTGTAACTGAAGATTGTCATAATTATGCTGAAAGTATACAAGAGTATCCTCCTTTATCAGGGTACACTAATGATGTATTTACTTTTGCTTCTCCTGACCTCATGTTCTTTAAACCATTTTTAAATGCTTATGAAACAAAGATATATGGTGAGATGCATGGTAATTCATCTGGTAGTTTTAAAGCATCAGAAAACCATCCGCAATTTAAGTTACTTAGAAATGTAGCAGTAGTTGTTGGTCTTATTGCTGGTTTTGGATATGCATTAAAGAAAATAAATGGTACACGTAAAATAGAACAGCAAAGTGCATCAAAAGCTGGCGGTGGTGATTTTGTTGCTGGTGCTGCTGGTGTTGTTAACGCAGCTGCAGAACCAGGTACAGCAGTATATATACTACAAACTGATGGAACTGGAAGTGCAATTACAAATCTAGCTGATTTATTTTCAGGAGGTGCTGGAACTAGTGCAGCCAATACTACTTGGTTTGGTACTCAACTTGCTGCAAGTGTTTCTGTTGCTGGTGCGGGTGTACAACCAACTCTTTATAGAGTAAGTACAACAAAAGATAGTGATTTTTCAAATTTAGATCCTGTGCTTAAAGGTGTTGTTGGTTTAGCAATGTCATCTACATATATATCAATAGGTGCAGATGAATTAATAGAATTTATATATAATCAATTATCATTAAGAGATTTTGCATTAAAATATAATTCACACGGGTTTTTTACTGAATTTAAACCTATAGATTATTCAAATACATTTAGATCTAAAAATAATGATTCAAACTATATAGGTCAATCATTTCAATTATTTGATGAAGGTAAGTATAAAATAAATAACTTATTTAGACCAACTACTGTAGCTGTTTCTTTAGATAGAGAAATAGATGATCCTAGTATAGAAGACACATCAAGATTTCAAATTAGTGGTTCTGTTGACAAAAATGGTCAAGTTGTTGGTTATGATCCTACTTATAGAGAATTTATAAACACTCAACAAAAGAGACCTATTTCTGCACATTATGGTGCATTAAAGTTTAATATAGATAATCAGTATGGACAGCTTAGTGGTATTAAACAAATACCAATGAGAGATTGTATACAATATATTGATTTTACAAAACCAGAAGAACTTAAACTTACTAGTGAGTTTATGTTTAGTGGTGATATTTATATAGGTAGATATACTGAAAAAGTAATAATGCCAATTTTTGCTCAGTATTTATTAGGTCAACCTGATGAGTTTTCATATGATTATTCAAAGCATGTTAATATCCCTTATCCAAGATTTTGGTTAGATTCTACAAAATATGATATTAGTAAATTAATAGATGTTGGTAATTTATTTTTTGGAGGATCAATTCTTAATTTACCAAATGATAAATTTTATTTAGATAGAGGATCAAATACATGTGTAAATAATCCGCTTGATATTTTTAATAGAGGTGGCGATCCTAATCCTGCATTTGCAATGGTTTATGCATATATGTATACTCACGTAAATGGTGTATTAGATTTCTTTGTTGAATCAGAATATAATTTAGCTTATAGAGATTGGGAAGATAGACCAGCTGCAAGAATATATGATACATATACTTATAATGATCTTACTGCTTTATTCCATGCAGAGATACAAAAGATAGATAATTTTTATAAGTATGATGAATCATTAAGTGCAACAAAATTTCCAACACAATTATCAGGCTTTGGTGAAATACAACCTTTATACTATGATCCTTATACAGCTGAAGAATGTTATGTATATCGTCCTAAGAGATTGATATATTCTTTAAGATCTATGCAAGAGGCTAGAAAAGATTACTGGAGAGTATTCTTACCTTTAAATTATGTAGATTTTAAAGATAAGATAAGTGTAATAAAACCAATGAATAGAACTGGTGCTATTATGTTTTTTCCATATCAATCACCAAGAATACTTCCTGGTGTTGATCAATTGCAAACTGGGCTAGGTAATAAAGTTACTATTGGAGATGGAGGTTTATTTAAAGGAGCAATGCAAAATGTTGCAAACTCTGAAATAGCAAATGAGTATGGATCTAACGAAAGCATGAGAAGTGTTATTAGTACTCCTTCAGGATTATTTTATATATCTCAAGCACAAGGTAAAATATTTCAGTATTCAGGTAAGGGGTTAGATCCAATTTCTAATCAAGGTATGAAATGGTGGTTTAATAAATATTTACCATCTAATTTAATAAAACAATTTCCAGAGTTAGAGTTTTCTAAACTAGCAGATAATCCTGTTGTAGGTATAGGATGCCAATCAGTATATGATATCAATGATGATATAGTATACTTTATGAAGAAAGACTTTAAAATAAAGGAAGAGTATTTAAACAGAGTATCTTATACAGAAGAAACAGGGTTTATAATATCAATTGATTCAGATAGTGGTAGATATAGTTTTCCTGTTGAAATAGGTGATCCTGCATATTTTGATGATTGTTGTTGGACAGTTAGTTATGATCCCAAAGCAAAAGCTTGGATATCATTCCATGATTGGTGTCCAGAACTTTCTTTACCAAGTATAAATCATTTCTTTACAACAAAAACTAAACCTACAGATATAGCACAATGTCCTCCAGGATATAATTATAATCCATCTACAGAGTTATGTGAAAAGATAGAAGGTGAAAGTACTCCGTCTATTGTAACAGTACTTGAAGAAGACGTTGATTTACAACGTACAGGTTGTCCGATTGATGTTGTATTTACTTTAGATGCATCAACTGCAGCAGGTAATCCAAATGATACTGCATCAAGTGCATATGCTCAATTAAGTATTTTATCACAATGGTTGCAAGATTCTGAAACTAGATGGTTGATGTCTAATAATCATCTTCAGGTTGGAATTTTATTAACATCAGAAACAACATCTGATCATGCTGCTACAACATTTTTTGATTTTGAATTAATAACAGGTGTTAATAAGTATTCAATGTCTAGAGAACTTGATAGTGTAAGTAAAATACTTATATTAATGGGTTGGTTACAAAATGAAACTCCTGGTGATCCTTTTTATGGTAATCCTGTTTGGCATTCTATTTTAGATGCACAAGGAGCAGGTGCGGTAACTACCCAAAATATGCCAGCAACACTTCAGGGAGCTCAAGATTTAATTGATATAAAAGCTATTAATCCACCTAATCTTGGTAGTCAGTTAGGAGATAGATCTGCTACTACAGGTTTTGAACAAAAGATAATACATTTAAGTAGACTGGCAACTGTTCTTTCAACACCACTTGCATGTCAAATGCAAAATACAATTCCTAATCAAGAAGTTTATGGTGTAGGTGTTTATGAAAATTCATCAGCTGTACCTGCAAATTTCCAGGATATGATAAATGCATTAACTTGTACAACTGGACCATATGCAACTGACGATAAACAATTTTTAGTTCCATTAAAAAATACTAGTCCTGAAATTCCTGATGCATATACTATATTGAGTACAGTTGGTTATTTAGCAGATATGTTATGTAGTACACTATGGACTGCTCAATGTTTTAATCCAGGTTATACTTTAGTTTATCCAGATATAACAACAGGTTATTTTACTTCTCCTGTTCCTCAAAGACCATTATCATTAGATTACTATCCTATATGTAGAAAGGTCATATGTGAATGCCCACCATCACTTGATCCAAGTCTTCCAACTTATATAACTGGAACATGTGATGATATTTATGAAGTAGGTGATCCTGATTACGTAAACTTAGATCCGCAACTTTGTTATTATTCTGAAGCATTTACAACAAAACCAAGTTTTGAGATTGGTACTTTATGGAGACATAATGCAAGATGTGATAGCTTTGCTAATTACTATGATGTTGCATATCCATGGGAAATTGATTTAATTGAGAACTCAGGTCAAAATGTAAATACGGTTAGAAGTATTGAATATCAATTAGAAACATATGTATATAAAGGAGACTTACATTATGCATGTGGTGATGATAGATGGGAAGATCTAAACTTTAACTTTGACGAGTCAATCATTTATAATAATGAGCAAGTATCTGGTTTGTTAAAGTTAATTCCTACACCATTTAATAATCCTATTTTAGAACTAAGCTATCCTATTATTAACACTAATAGTTTTGAGATACTATGTTCTAAAGTAGAACAGAAATATAGATTCAATCAATTCTATGATATTACAAATGATAGAGGTGAATTTACAAATGCACAACAAGCTATATTTGATACAGAGTGCAATGGATATATAAGAAACTTAAATCCTACAAATCTTAATTATAATAAAGCACAGTTGCAACATAAGAAGTTTAGACATTACTATAACCATGTATTATTAAGAAGAACAAATTCTTTAGATAGAAAGATGTTACTCAGATTACATAATACTAAACTATTACTATCTAGAAGATAATGAAAGGAAAATTTGAGCATAAAGAAAGTAGAGGGTTACCAGGTGGGCCAAACGAACAGTTTACTTATGTAACTGGAATGTTTTCCGTAGATGGTTATAAAGCTGATAGTCCTGATGTAAATAACCCTTTTAATGTTATACCTTCTGGTAATATTACAATGAAGGGTGTAGACTTCCCTGTTATAGGAACAGATAACTTAGGTAATACAAAACTAATGAAACCAGGTAAAGATTATAAGTTTCCTGGTGACATGGTATTTGAAGTACCAATGGCTCAGCGTGGAGGTCAAATGAATGAAGAGGGACAAAAGCAAAGAAACTGGTTTGATTCTTACATAAGATCTGATAAGTATTTAGAGAGACTTGGTAAAGAAATGACCGGCTTTATGCCAGGTGCGTATGATGCTAATAAAGTAGCAAATGAAAGAAGAGCACGTTTGATGAACTTAAGAAATACACCTGTAAGATTTCTTCCTGAATCAAGTGATATATCTCCTACACCAGGTGATGTACAAGGTGTATATGATGCTGATGAGTATCCGGGTATGATTATGTTAAGACCTGAATATTCAAAAGGTAGACAAGGACCATGGAGTTATAATACAATACCTTTACATGAAATGGGTCATGCAGCTGATGAAGGTGGAAAGAGAATACCACAACCCACAAAAGATTTATTAATGTCTACATTAAAAGACAATGATTTAGGTATACCTAAAGAAGAATATTACTATACACAACCCACTGAATATATTAATAGGTTACAACCTCTTAGATATTTATTACAAGAGGAAGGTATATATGATGCAAGAACTGAAGACTTTACAGAAAAACACTTACAGAAAGCAAAAGAAAACACAAGAATAGAATTAAACAAACACTTTCAAGATTTACTACGTAATACAAAATCAGAAAAAGATCTTATAAATCTAATGAATATTATTGCTATGGATGAACAAGGTCAAGCTTTACCTACAGCACAATTTGGTGGAGCTACAACTCAGGACAGTTTAGCTTTATATAATAATGCTATTTTAAAGGCAAAGTTTTATGAGCAAAATGTTGGGGATGGTGAATTTGACTATAAACCGTATTATTCCGATAGACTTGTCCAGTCAGGATTTATTGACAATGAAAATATAGAAGAAGTTTTTAAAAATTTTAATCCAGATTATGCAAACAGACGCGCTAGAAATTTGTATAATACTTTTCCAGATAATGATGGTCCTATTAAAATGGGATCATTAGATGATAGAAATAAAGTTATTAATAAAGATTTAATACAAGTAGGAGATCTTTTTGGCACACATGGTGTAAATACTATTTATCGTGAAGATGCTCCTCCAGTATTATTACATAGAAATATAAAACCAGATAAATGGAAATTTTATAGAAGTAATGCCGATAATGATGCTTCAGTATTTCCAGTATATGACCCAGTAAAAGTATATCCTAAAAGTCAAGGACCAGTACCAAAAGAAGCTTATAAATATTCAGATATTGAAGAACCTAAAGAATTTTCTAGATATGTAAACATACATGGTAATAATTATGGATTTGATACTGCAGAAGAATTTATTGATATAGCAAGAAGAAAAAATTTACCTCAAGGATGGATAGATGCTAATATACCAAAAGATTTAGAATCTCAAACAAAAGGGTTAATAGCTAAACTTCAAACGGGTGGTGAATATACAGTTAAATCAGGAGATACATTTGATGGTATTGCTAATAAATTGGCTAGCAGTTTAGGTGTAAGTAAAGATCAGTTTATAAAAGCCAATCCAGGTATAAGAGGTAGAACATTACAAATAAATCAAACTCTTAATGTTCCTATTTCTGAACCAAAAGAGTATAAAACTTTTGCAGGAAAGCTTGCTATGGAAAATCTTTTTGCACCAGGCAAACCTTTTTATGATACATTTAGTTATGAAATGTTTAAACCTGCTACAGAGCTTATAAAACAAAGAGAAGGATTTACAGAGAAGAAAGGTAAGAGATCTTATATTGATAGTGAGGGTAAATTAACAGGAGGTATTGGTCATTTACTTACAGAAGCTGAAAAAAGAAAATATCCTAAAGGAACATCTATTCCTCAAGAACAAGTAAATAGATGGTTTGAACAAGATACAAAAAAGTTTTATAATGCAGCAATAGAACAAGCTGAAGAAATAGGTAATACTGATGAAAGATTAATTAATGCATTAGCATCTGTAAATTTTCAGTTAGGAAAAAATTGGTATAAAGAACATAAAAATACTTGGAAATTACTTAAAGAAGGAAAGTATAATGAAGCAGCTAAAGAAGCTGCTGATAGCAATTGGTATAAACAAACTCCTGTTAGGGTTAAAGATTTTCAAAAAACTTTAATGGAGATACCTAATATTAAAAGACAGGGTGGGGAAGTAGAAGAATTAGAATTATATAAAAGTTATATAAATTCAGATTTTGATAATAAAGCTGATCAAATAGAAGCTCAAAAAGTTTACGATAAACTTAACAGAATACATTATAAAAATGCAAAACAGTTTGGCATGTCTGCTCCTAACTATATAATGACTTATCTTTTGAAGAATCCAAACGGTTAAAAATTAGTAATTTACTTTATTTATTTGTATATTAATAGTGTAATCTAACTATTATCAAAGTGAACTATTTATCAAAGAAACAAGAAGGCGGTCAACAAATAGAACCAGAACTTCAACAATTAGCATCAATGATAAACTCTTCAATGGAAGAGGGAATGCAACCTATTGAAGTTGTAATCAAACTTAGAAAAGATAAAGTTGATGCAGCAACTATTACACAAGCATTAACTTTAATGGAAATGCCAATGGAAGAAATAGTTCCATTATTACAAAGAGCAGAAGATTACATTGAACAAGAAGAACCTACAGGAGAAGAGGTTACACAAAACCCAGAACAACTTGCAAGAATGCAAAGCATGCAAGAAGAAGAAGGTGACGTAGATTTAGCAGAAGAAACTCTTTTAGCAAAATCCGGTATAGAAATAAAACCAGAAAATAAAGGTAAGTTTACTAAATGGGCTAAACAACGTGGTATGACTGTTAAACAAGCATACAATAAAGTTATGGCTAATACAGATGAATACCCACCATCTATAGTAAAAATGGCTAACTTTGCAAAGAATGCAGCTGGCTGGAATAAAGCTGAATACGGTGGTGAAAAAGGTGAGGCGGCATACTTAGAAAATAGAGATAGAGCTATTAAAGAAGCAATGGGTAAAGCTGAAGATGGTATGGAAATGTATCAGAGAGGTGGTACAAATGATCCTAGAATACGTAGAAATATGAATTGGATATCTTCTCCAAGATATATTGATCCAATTTTATTAAGAGGATCAAATGACAATTTTAGTTTAGCAGAAGCAGCTTATGTAGCAGCTGATGCTTATTCAAGTTTATTTGGTGGTAAAGATAAAGATGAGGATGGTTTAAAAGATGGATTCTTTAGAGATATAAAATCAAAAAGAGCTAATCAAAAAGAAAGAATACCAAATTATTATGATTATAATATTAAACTAGATCCTAATGATCCTAATGAATATCAAATAACACCACAAAGATTATTTGATGCATCAAAAGGTGAAGCATTGAAATCTTTTACAGATGAAGGTATTCAAACAGGAACTACATTTGGATATGATGAATATGGTAGACCGATTGCCAAAGCTCCAGATTATGAAGAAGAACTTGAAAAACAAAAGAAAATAGAAGAGTCAATGACTTCAGGATTTAATTTAGGTGTGAATATTCCAAATGCAACTAAAAACTTTTTAGAAATGGCTTATGGTGGTGATATACCTAAAGCTCAAATGGGTACTGGTTCTGGTATGGGTTCACAGTTTTTTCAAAATCTTAATACAAATTCATTTATTAATACTGGATTTGGAAATCCAAATGTTTCTGGACCAACGGGTTTTGTACCTCCTGAAGTAGAAAGAACAAATAAACTTCAAGGTCTTGCTAATAGAATTATGGATAGTAGATTTGTTGAAGGTTACGGAGAAATGGGTGATCTTGCATTTAATGTTTTTAATCAGTTTAATAAACTTAATAGAGATATAAGATATAGAGAAGCAGAAAAACAAAGAGATTTTAATTTGATAGCTGATCAAAGTTATGCAACTGCAGCAGATCCATTTAATAAAAGAGGATTTAGAGGCCCATACTATGATGCACCTGAAGCAGATTATGTTACAGGACTTTATATGGGAAATACATCAGGTGTAACCAAATATGGTGGTGGTATAGATAATCCAGGTTTTAGAGCTTTACCTCCAGAAGTTCAAGAGAATATTAAAGCTAATATGAAAAAGGGTGGTGAGTTTAAACCTCATATAATGTATGATCCTGAAACAGGTAAAGGTTATAAAGCTGATAAATATGAAGATCATGTTAGAATGGATAAGATGGGATATGTTCATGAATTACCTAAAGCACAAACAGGAATGGATATAAATGCGTTTATGCAAAAGTTAAGAGAAGTAGAACAAGAAGAGTTTTATAAAGAAGGTGGAGAAATTGAAGTAGATTCAGATATGCTTGCTAAATTAATTGCAGCAGGTGCAGATATAAGTTTTTTATAATTATGGCTAAAATAAAAATAAATAAATTACCAGAAGGTTTTGAATTAAAAGGTAATACTGTAGTTCAAAAAAATACTATGAAAAATGGCGGGATGGTTACAGGTGATCAAGATGATTACGGTTTAATAACTGTACCACAAGATTATTATACTGGTGTAGCTTTTAATGAAGAAGGTCAAGCAGATGTGAGATATAGTTTATCTGGTGTACCTAGAGATGAAGCCAATATAGAAGCAGAGGGTGGAGAAACTGTATTAACAGATCTTAATAATGATGGTGAGTTTGGTTTATATGATATAAAGGGACCAAGACATTCTAAAGGTGGTGTTCCAATGTTTTTACCTGAAGGATCATTTGTTTTTTCTGATACAGATAAAATGAAGTTTGACAAAAAAGAAATGGCAGAGTTTGGAATAAGCAGTAAGAAGAAAAAAACTCCAGCTAAGATTTCAAAAAACTATCCACTAAATAAGTTATATGATGCTATAAATGATGAGCATTCAGATGATATAACAAAAAGAAGTGTAGACCTTATGAAGAATAAATACAGTATGGGTTTATCTAAACTTGCTTTTAAACAAGAAGAAAAGAAAAAATTTCAGGATGGTGTTCCATTAGCTTCTCATCCTTATATAGTATCTTTAGGTGAAAACCCTATTGAGTTTACAGCTAATGTAGAAAAGATAACTCAGCAACAAGCACAAATGGATGCAATGGCTGCATTGCCACCTGAAAGACAAGCACAGGTAATGATGCTTCAGCAACTGATGAGTCAAGTTGATAATGATGATGAAGCGGTTGTTATGGAAGAAGGCATGGCTAGATACGGTACAGAAATACCAATGGCTCAAGAAGGAGGAGAACAATTATCTGAAGAAGATGCTTTTCAATATGGTTCTATGCTTTTTCCTGAAGATACAGAAGGTGCTGAAGTTGTAGGTACTGAAGAAGAGACAACAGAAGAGACCGCAGATATACCTGCTAACCCATTACCAGTTACACATCCTAAACGTCAAGAGTTTCAAAACAAACTTAATACAGGACGATATGATGTTGTTAAAACTAAAAATGCACAAGGTCAAACTATTATTAAATTAGTTGAAAAACAAGCGGCTAATAAAGATCTAAAAGGTGTAGATAAATATAATAAATTAGAAAGGTTATTTACATCCAATGATCCGCAATGGATGAATACTGTTGATAGAGCATATACAGGTTTTGTTGCATCAGCAAAATCAAGAGGTATTGAAAATGTTCCATCTAAAGAAGATATGGTTAGAAAGTTTTTGGACTATCAAAAAAATAATTATATTATTTCAGATGCTGCTAGTAAAGATGAAAGATTAGCAAAAGAACTTGATAAAGGTGCTAAAAATAAAAATTCACAAGATCTTTTTAATAAGTATTCTGGATATAATATTAATGAGGAAGATACTAAATTAAATCAAATATTTTTCCAAACACTTGCAATAGAAGATAAAGAAAGTAAAAATCCATTTTTATCTTATAGAGCAGAAGGACCTTCTCAAAAAACAAACTGGTTTGAAAATAATACTATTTCAAGAGCAGATGGCTTTTATGGTAATAATACTTTAAATCAATTCTTAGATGTAACTGAACCAGATAGTGAAACAGTTATATTAGATTCAGATCCTCCTATTAAAGAAAAGGTAGATTATAAAATACCAAATGTAAATAAAGCTCCTAATCCACAAACAGATTGGTGGATTCAAGATGTAAATAATCTTCAAGCACTTAACTTAACTGATGATAATTTATATTTACCGTGGAGACCTGATATGGCTCCTGTTAAAATAGATTATGTATTAGATGATTTTAGGAATGGTGTTAATGCAGCATTAGGTGCTCAAAATACAATAGCTAATGCATTAGGAACAGCAGGTGGAGCAGCAGCTATTGCTAATTCAAACATACAGGGGAATACATTAAAAGATATTGCTAGAACTATTAATACAGTAAATCAGAATAATGTTAGAACTATGAATTCAGTTGCAGGTAGACAAGCTGCAATGGATATGCAAGTAGATTTAATAAATCAAAGAAACACTATAGGTGTTTATGATGATACAAATAAAGCGCTACAAGCTGCTGATAACTTTAAGAATTGGAAGATTGCTAAAAATGCAGAGTTGCAGAATGCAGCTATTACTAATAGAGCATATACAGCAAACATAAATCCTTTGTTTGATCAATTTAATATTAACCCTCTTACAGGTGGGATTATAGATTTTACAAGTCCTAAAGCATTTCAACCTGCTCCAGTAGTTGATCAGAATAAAAGACAACAACAATTTTTTGACGCTTATTCTAAATTTCAAAGATCAACAGGACAAACTAAAGCGCCAACGTTTCAAGATTATTTAAAATTTACAGGTCAAGGTAACTCAGCAGCGAATAACTTTTCAACAATGGGACAGCAAGAATTAGCTCAAGCATTGGCATCTGGATTATTAAACAGACGTGCAAAGAATGGATTAGAAACCAAAAAAATGGCAGTTCCATTTTACTCAGGTAAGATGGGAGTAGAATTGTAAACTTTAAAAGTGTTATGATTTATTTTGTTAAACTTAAAAAATTTGATTAATTTTATATTATGTCAACATACGTACCAGGAGTAGAAACATATTTACCAGACATTAAACCGTTTACTCCAGATTATAAATTTTTATCTAGTGTATTACAATCTAGACAAGATAAATACAATAGAAACTGGCAAGCAACAAACGACTTATATAGTAAAATTGTTTATGCGCCTTTATCTAGAGAAGATAATTTAGATAAGAGAGAACAATATATAGAACAGATTAAACCTTCTATTGAAAAAATATCAGGTTTAGATTTATCTATACAACAAAATGTTGATTCTGCAAAAGCTGTATTTGCACCTTTTTATGAAGATGATCTTCTTGTAAAGGACATGTTATATACCACTAATTATCAGAATGAAATGGCATATGCAAATAGATTGCTTGATTCTCCTGATGAAGAACAAAGAGGTAAATGGTGGGAAACTGGTATAAAAGATTTACAATATAAGATGCAAGATTTTCAAAATGCATCTGGTGATGCTGCTCTTGCTATGGGAATGCCAAGGTATGTTGATGATGTTAATCTATATCAGATGGCAGAAAAATATTTATCTGAACTAGATCCTCCATTAAAGATAACCGCACCTATGAATTTATTTGTAGGCGAAGGTAAAAATAGACGTTTTAATACAGATGCTGATTTTATTATAACACAAACCAATGGTGAGTTAGTTACAGGACCAGCTTTAGAAATGATTAAGAATAGATTTATTGATGATCCTGCAGTTCAGAGAGCTTATTATACTCAAGCATTTGTTAAAGGAAGAGACTTTGCTGATGAAGGAGTTAGAACAGGAGAGTTTTCATCTATTCAAGAAGGACAACAAGCATGGGCCCAACAAACTATTGATCTTATTGGAAAACAAAATGATTTCTTAATGCAAAAGACAACCAAAGCTTTACAGAGAGAAGCTAATGGTGTAACTAATTGGGAGACATATGCAAAAAATAATGGTATTATACCTGGTTCTCAAGATGAAAAAATAATGAGAGAACAGTATAATTCATATGAGGCTACAAAAGCAGCATTAGCATCTATGCAGAATATTAAAGATGTTTCAAAAACTCCTGTTAAAGATTATAATGGTACATTACAAAAAGCTTATCAATTAATTTTGATGAATAGTATTGGTAGTGATTTAACTAAAGCTGCACGTGATTTTAGTATGCGTGATTATAATTTAGATTATAAAGTTAATGAACTTAAAAGAGATAAAGTTAGGCATCGACGTGCAAAAGAATTAATAAAATATAGATCAGACTTAGATTTAGCTAATAAAAGAAAATTAGCTATGGAAAAAGGTGAAATATTAGATCCTAGGCAAAAAATGCTTGTTGATTTGTTAGGACAAAGAAAAGCTAAAGCAGGAGGTCCATCACAAATATTAGCTGCTGTAGATGATGAAGGTAAAATAATACGCGATAAACAATTAGAAAATGCACAAATATATAGTGAAGATTCTAATAAATTTCTTCAGCAAAAGATAGAAACCATAATAGATGGTAAGCTTATGTTTAATCCAAAAGGAGATGGAGGTACCGGCTCCTATACGATTACATTAGATAATGGAGAAACTGTAAGCGGATCACTACAAAAAATAAGAAAAGCATTAGAAGCAAAAGATGAATTTGGTAACTATATAAACATTGATGCTATAGAAAAAGAAATAGATAACTTTACCAGCTTTACAGATCAACAAGAAGGTGCAAGTATGGCAAGTAAACAACATCCTTCATTAATTGCAGACTCAAAGTATACAAATTTTTATAATAAACTTCATGGTATGAATAGCATATCTAATCAAGAAGATGCTTTATATAAAAATTTTACCTCTGCTAATGATGAAGTTTTAAAATTATATCAAAATGTTAAAAAAGAAACTTTAGCCGGTAAAGGTAAAGATAATTCACGTTTATTATTAGAGTCTGGTTTTCCAGATATTATAGATAAAAATGGTAAAGTATCAGAAGAAGAATATATTGCTAAAGCTTTACAATTAGCAGAAAAAGGTAAGTTAACAAATGTAGATTTATACGGTATAGATAAAGGTACATCAAGTTCTGATTATATAATTCGAGAAACTTCTGGGGTAATGAGAACTGGTTCTAAGATTCTTGGCGGTGCAGCACCTTTACAAGTATATGTAGATAATGAAGGTAATAAAAGTACTGATATAAGAGACTTAGGATCAGGTGCTAGACCTTCTACTACTTTAGATAAAGTTACTATTGAAAATGATGCTAGGAGAGCATATAAAATATTAAATAATAAATTAAAAAATAGTAAAAATTATGCTGGTCTTCCTTCACTACTAGATGCTAGAAGGGGAAGATCTGGACAAGATGATGATTTAGAACCATATCCAATATATGCAACAGATGTAAATCCTGCTTCAATGTCTGATGATGCCAAAGAAGACTTTATTAGGCTTTTAATGCAAAAGAATAGTCTTGAATCAAGAGGTTCTAAATATGGAATTGTAGTAGGAGATCAAGTTGAAAGTAAAGAAGATTATTTAAAGCAAAGTGATTTAGCTAATAAATTATTTGATGTTCTTGCTGATAATGTTAATTTTTATTTGACAACAGATAAAGCAACTAAAACCAGTATTAAGAATGTACCACAATTTCAATTAGAATATAGTCCTGTATTTGGTTCAACTGATGATCTTACAAAATCAAAAGCTAGTATTACAATAAAACCAAATGCACAATGGTTAAATTCTTTTCAAAAAGGTGGAGAAAGTTTTGAAACAGGTGTATTTACAAGTGATCAGATAGAAGCTCTTCAGGATGGTATTACTATAATTTTTGATCAACAAGAAGATGTTAATCCTAAAGCAAGATCACAAGAATATTATTCGCCATTAATGAGTGAAGTAGAACTTAGTACAAATAACTTTGTAGATAAAAAATATCCGGGTATTGATAGTATGCCTACAGGTGATTATTCAATAACCAAACCAGCTGATGATTATTATTATGTTACTTATAAATTTAATATGTATCAGGATGGCGGGCAATATACACCTACGGAAGAAATGTCTAGAATTATAGATTTACGTGGTCAGTCAGATAAAGGTTTGCAATTTGATAAAATTATGAATGAAACAATATTTACTGCATTTGAAGTAAATAAAAACATGAATGATCAGAAAAAAGCAAGAGACGTTAAGATGAACGGTAGTAAATAATAGTTTATATTTACAACATAATTTATATTAAAATAAATGATAAATCAATTGGACAATAGTAGTTTAAGTACTGAGATTAAAAGCAATGAAAGAACAGATAATGGTATTCCAAATGTTGGTTATGAGTTTACACCAATAGAATCATTATTTGATACAGAGATAATTGATAATCAAATTGCTTTATTGGATCAGGAAAGAGTAGATGCTATAAAAGCAATGGGTGATATAATTAGTACTTCTAATGTTCAAACTGTTGGTAATTATGCTGATATAAATCCTTCATACTCATCAAATACGTATGATCCAGTTAAACAACAAAATCCAATTACACCTTCTGATAAAGAGTATTTGCAAAGTATAGCTAATGCACCTATTGATAAATCTGATTTACCTGGAATTGTTGCACCACAATATGCATCGGCAAAACAAACTCAATTTTTAAGATATTATAATCATCCAAAATTTAATAAACTAGGATTTTCTCCATATGCAAATAATGAAGAATACTACAATGCTAATTCTACAATGTGGGATGATTTAAGTAGAATGGGCGGACAATTTACTAGTTTAGTAGGTAGCGCATTTAAAAGTGCTTACAGAAGTTATGGTGATTTATTTGATTCTGATTCATATTTTACAGGACCGGATACAACAACAGCTGAAGAGTTTGAAGAAGCAATGATGATTGGTAGTTCAAGCAGAGGTGGTGTTTTTGGATTTACCAATAATCTTTTATTAAATAGTGCATATACATTTGGTACAATTAGTTCTATAGCTGTAGAAGAAGCTGCATTAGCATTAGCAGTTGCAGGAACCGGAGGTGCTACATCTCCATTTGCTGCTTTTAGAACTGGTCAAAATATAGGAAGACTTGGTGCATTAACTACTAGTATAGGTACAGCTTTGAATGCATCAAGAAATTTTGCAAAAGGTCTTAATAATGTTGATAGAGCATTTGATTTTAGAAGAGCTGTAAAATCAGGTTTAAATTTTGGAGCTGATATAATTGCTCCACAAACAGCTGCTACTATAAGAAATTGGAAAACTACAGCTAATACAGCTCAGAATCTTACTAATCTTGCCAAGGCTTCTCAAACTGCAGGTGCTTTTTATAGAGATGTAAGACGTTTAAACTATACTCTTGCTGAAGCAAAACTTGAAGGAGGTTTTGCATATAATGATATGATTGAAACAGGGATGGGTTTAAAGTCTGTTGAAAATTTTGGTGATCCTGTAACAGCTGAACAAATGACAGAAATAGAAAACAGAGCTAATGAATCTGCTTTTTATACTTCTCTTGTTAACACTCCAATACTTCTTTTAACAAATGATTTAGTATTAGGTAATTCTTTAGGTGGATTTCAAAAATCATTTAATAGATTAACTAAACAAAATCTAAAAGGTCTACCTTCTAAATTAATTAAGACTGGAAATAAAGATGTTCCATTTGAATATGTTGGTGATGGCTTTAAAGGTTTGATGAAGTCAATTGGTAAAGCTGGTGTAAAAGGTAATGTTCAAAAGATTGCTGGTAATGGGTTAAGATTTTTTGCTGCTAACTTTGGAGAGGGTATCCAAGAAGTAAGTCAAGAAGCTATATCTGCAGGTACTAAAGCTTATTATACAGGTTTATTAGAAGATCCATTAGCTGGTGGTATAGGATTATTTGATTCAGCAGTTGGCTCTGCAATAAACGAACAATTCTCAGCAAAAGGTTTTGAAACTTTTATGTCCGGTTTCTTAATGGGTGGTATAGTACAAGGTCCACAAAAACTATTTTTCCAAGGATTACCTGCTGTATATAATAGAATTAAAGATCCAGTAGCATATCAAGAACAAAAAGAAGCAAGAACAAAATATATAAATGATGTAGTAGATTCATATAATACTGCATGGAAAGCTAATGAAGAGGATCCAGGTGCATTTTTTGACAGAAGTAAATTTAATTTTTTAAATCAAAAACAAATTTCAAAAAACTTAGAGTCTGCAAATTTTGATGCTGATAAATTTGAATTTGAGAATGAACAAGACCGTTCTAAATTTACAGCTTTATATCACATATATAGTACAGGAGGTCAAGATTTATTTAGAGAGCAGCTAGAAGATTATCTAAAACTATCTGATCAAGATCTAACAGATGCATTTTCTACAAATAAAAAAGATAAAAAGGCAGGAGATATTAGACAAAAACTTACTTCCATGATAGGTGAAATAGATACTATGGAAGAAAGATATGAAAAAGCATATGATCTAATTCCTCCTAGATTTGATCCATCAGCATTTAAAAAAGGATCAAGAGAATATCAAGAAGAGTCATTTAAGAAACTAGCAGATGATCATACTAGATTCTTGTATATGTTTACACAAGATAGTTTTGATAAAGCATTAGAAAGAAGTACTAGAATTTTTGAAAGACTTGAGACTGAACCTTTATTTAAAAACATGGCTGCATCTGACATTACTGTGTTAATGAGTCCTGAATCTATTAATAAAGAAATAGCTTTATTAACAACAGAAGCAGAGCTATTAAAAGAATCAGATCTTAAAGAAGATAAAGATACTTTAAAGTTTAAAACTGAAAAAATTAAAAAGTTAAGTAAGTTTAAAGATATTGTTACAGATCCAAAAAATTTAACTAAAAAAGGTTCATTTGCTAGAAAAAATGCAAATAAAATAAAATCTGCATTTAGTGAATATGTTAAATTCTTAGCTGCTTCAGAAGATAGTTTTGTTAATGATGCAGTTATAGAGGATGCATTAAGAGATATTATTGATTATAATTCTTTAAAGGGTAGTGCTAAAGTTTATAGTGAATCTTTAGAGTCTTTCTTAATACCAGAAAAATTTGATAGAGTATTTAAATCATCATATGATACTTTTAAAAATACATTTAAAAATGCAAGAAATATATTTAAAAAACAAATAGAAGAATATGTTGGTATTCAGGAAAGAAATATACTATTAAATCAATTAGATAAATTAGATATTATACCAGATCCAGATCAAGTAGAATCATTTTTACTTACAGGAGATTCTAGTCAGCTACGTAATTTTTATAATGATAGTGGTGAGGTAACAGCAATTAATAATCCAGAAAAGTTAAAAGATATAAATGAAAAGATTGGAATATATAATGCAACTAGACCTGATAAAGTAGAAGAAGAAATTCAGGAAGAAGAAGTAGAATTAGAAAATAAAGACTTACAAGATATTTCAGAAGGTGTAGGAGTACAAGTTTCAAAAACAATTACTCCTTTATTATCTAACTCACTGAAACTTGCATATGAAGAATATTCTTCTAGGGCAGCATCATTAAATCAAAAACCATTAAAATATAATGAATGGTTAAATAGTGAAGCAGGAAAAAATCATAAAGAAGCATTTTTTACAATTAAACAATTATGGGTAGCAAATGACTTATTAATTAATGCTGATAACTCATTAACAGAAGAGCAAATAAAAGCAGATGCTGGTTTAGTTGATTGGTTGAGAAGTGAAGAAGGTAGAAATGATCCGGGAGTATTAGAAGTATTGAATTCTGTTAATCTAACAATTGATGAATTAATAGGTCAAAAAGAATTATTACCTGAAGAAGGAAGTACAGTTAGAGGAGATACTAACAAACGTGTAGTTAGAAAAGGACCTAACGTATCAATTGTTGAAATTAAAACATTAGATTCAGATGGCAATGAAGTTTTATCATATAAAATAAAAGATAACTTTGGAAAAGATATTTCACCAGAAATATTAACTTCATTAAATATTGCAGAAGATGCTTTATTTACAACATCTGAACAAGCTCTAAATGCATTTACAAAAATTGAAGCTGCAGTTCCAGATACAACAAAATATGTATTTGATAATACCGTATTAAAAGTAGGTAATTTTGTTTATGATAGAAATGGTAATGAGTTTATAGTATTAACCAGTCCAAAAGATATTGAGGCTAAAGGAAATATATTAGAGATAATTCCTTCAGATAAAAATTCTGATCCTAACAGATTAGATTTTATTAAAGAATTAAAACCTGGAGAGTTTGAAAACTTTTATACTTTACAAAAATTAGAGATTGTTGATTTACCAGATAATGTATCTAAGCTAGATATTAGAGATATAATACAACCATATCCACATGTTAATAGAGAAACTGGTGAGACAAATGCAAAGGCAAGAGAGCGATATGAGTTTATAATTTCTAATTTAACAGAAGAAGAAAAGGATCAATTAGTAATAGTATATAGAAAGGATCCTGAAGGAGGAACAGCTAAAGGTAAATTAACTATTGGAGATCAACCTTCTAATCCTTTAGTAGAAAATATTCAAGCTAAATCTATAATAGGGTTAGCTTTTGGTAATAGTAATACACTTAGTAGAATTAATGGTAAACTTATTGATAATAACTTAGAGCCATCAGATTCACCAGAAGGAATATTTGCCTATTTTAAAAATGATAATTATGAGTTTGAAGGTGTATCAGATCCTATAAACTTTACTATTGATCAAGCTAAAAATGTAATTGACTTTAGCAAAATACAAGAAGGTAAGAATATTTCTGATGAACAAAAACTAGATATTATTATTAAATCTTTTGCAAAGAATAAATTACTTAGCACATCAACCGAATCATTAGCTTCTGACTATAATGGTTTTATTCCTTTATCTGGATTATCAGAAAGTTTTACTTTAGATCAATCAATTGATGGTTTAATTTTTGATGCTGCTAATCCGCAAAAAGCAGATGAGTTAAAATACAATGCTTCAGATGAATTTGGTAATAAAGTTATAATTCAGATCCAAGGAGAAGGAAAGAATAAAACAAGAATTGAACGTACAAATCTTCAAGATGCTGCAGCAGTTGAACTTATAAATAAAGTTAATAAAGGTTTAGAAAAAGCTGGTGAAATAGATGAGAATAATAATTTTACTAACCCTAATATTACTGAGAAGTATGCATTAGCTGTATTATTACCTAGTGGAACATATAAACTTGTTCCATTAAAAACTGAACAGTTTAATAGTGATGAATTAAATGAATTATTTATTGGTGTAGTTGATAGAGCAATGCTCACAACACAAGAAAATTTAGATGTTGAAGTTACTGATGATACAACAGTAAAGCAATTAGAAAAAGCTAAAGAAAAAAATATTGCTTATAATAAAGAATTTAATTCTGAAATTAAAGATTCATTATTTATTTCATCATCTCTTAAAGGGTATAGATATGAACTACAAGTTAGTCCATGGGGTAAAATAAATTTACAATTAAGACAAAGTGTTGGTCAAAATAAATACAAGACTATACAAACTGCATACTTAGGAATATCTGATTTAATGGCAGACTCATCTGCTAAAGATAAAATGGATATACTATTAGAAAAGTTTAATAATCAAGTTACAGAAGATCAAAAAATATCATTTAATAACTTTAGAAAATCTTTTCCAATAGATGCCGGTGTTCAAGAGATTCTTGATAAAACAACAACTAATGTTCAGTATGATGTTATTGCTAGACCAAGATTATTTATAAACGCTGATTCTGCAAGACAACAGGCTATTATAGATGCTTCAATATCTACTAATAGCGAAAGTGTAAAAGTTCCAGTTGAATCTGCTCAAGCAGCTATTGATAAACCTGAACCACAACAAGTAGAAAGAGTTGTTGAAGCTGCACCTGAAGTTGCTGAAGAATTTACACCTGATCAAAGATTAGAAAACTTAAAAGAACAACTTAATGTACTTAAAGCTGAAGTTACTAAAGATTTAACCGGTCCTGCTATAGCTAAAGCTATGAGGACAGATGAACGGGTAATTAAGTTAAAAGAAAAAATAAGAAAAGCAGAAGATGAATTAAATGCTGCAAATAAAATATTACCTGCAAATACAACTGAACAAGCTAATGCTGATATTGAAGAATTTAAATCTTGGGCTAAATCAAATTTACCTGATTTTATTACTATTGATGATATAAATACATTAGGTAATAACATGAAAGCTGGCGGTGTTCGTGTTGGTGCTTTTGCATTAGGATTATATAATTTAGGTGGTGGTCTAACTATCAACGGTACTATATATACAGGAGCTACAAATCCATTTAAATATCATGAAGGATTCCATGCTGTATATAGATTACTTTTAACAGACGAACAACAAGCAAAATATTTATCTATTGCTAGAAGAGAAGTTAGAGCTAAGTTAAGAAAAGAAGGTAAGAGCTATAGAAAAGAACTAGAAAGATTTAAAAACTCTGCAGATACATATTCTGATATGAGTGATTCAAGATTAGAAAAAGAATATCTTGAAGAATACATGGCTGATGAGTTTGAATTATTTAAACAAAATCCAAGATCTACTAAAACAGATTCTAGTATTAAATCATTATTCAATAGAATATTAGAATGGATAAAAGCATTATTTAATTCATATACTAAGAATGAACTATTAACTCTTTTTGAAAATATAGATTCTGGTAAATTTAGAACAGCTTCTGTAAAAAATAATAACTTTACTACAAATCTAATTGAGGGTGTATCTGTTGAAGCTAATGCATTAATTCCATATGATTTTGTTAGTGAAACAAACAAAGATGGAGACCGTAATATAGGATATTTATATTTGGATAGTGCTATTGCAGAGCCGATGATTAGATCAATAGCAGCTACATTTTTAACAGATGTTTCATCACAAACACAAGCAAAAAAATTAAGAGAACTTGAATCAAAGTTTAAAGAAGTTGAAGAAGTTGAAGACATTACTCCAGAGGAAATTTTAAATAATATTCTTGATGAGTTTGAGTGGCTTTATAGTTTAGATAATGAGATTAATGATGATAAATCTGATATTCAAAAAGAACAACTTGAAAATGTTAGTAAATCATTTGAACTATACAGATCCGAGATTAAAAAAGATGTAAATTCATTACTTAGTATAATAACTAAACAAAGCGCAGATCAAGAATTTGATAATGAATTTTTTGAAAGTGAAGCTGGATTAAGAACTGTTGAGCAGTTTAATAAAGATGCATCAATGATTGGTGGATTTGCTAGTCTTGCTGAAGGTATAAGAGCTTATATAGCAACTACTACATTAGAGGATGTAGATTACTTTGGTAACAAAGAACTAAGCGAAGGTAGACCATTGATTGTTCCTGTTGAATTTATGGATGCTTATAACGGAATGTTAAAAGCTGTAAAGAACTTAAGTGATTCAAAAGAGATATTAAGGAACATGTATTACTTTGGTCAGGATAATCCAAATACAGGAGCTGTTGTAAATAGAATGCTATTAGATACTATTGGTGATAATGGCATTGAAGTTATAGAGTCTGATAATCCATTACCAGAAAAAATTAAAAATCCATTATTACTTCAAAGTATATTAAAAGGTTTTGAAAACTTTAGAGTAAACTATTTATTCATGCAACGTGATGATACAGGTGGTTCTTTAATATATTCAGCAGCAAATAGAGATGATGTTAACTCACAACTTTCAAGATGGTCACAAGCATGGGTACAAGCATCTAAGAAAATTAAATCTGATAAAACTTTTAAAGATGGAGCAATAGAAGCAATTAATAAGTTTAGAGTTTATCTTGAAGGTACACAGTTAATTGATGATTTACAATTAGATAGAATATCTAAAGAGACATCACAAGATTTGTTTAACTATACTGGTATAAGATTAAGCAAAAAATATATTGCTTTTAGTATAGCGTATAATAGAGAATCAAGAACTCCAAAACAAGAAACTAATTATAATGCTAATCAATATGTTTTACCTATAGATTCAGCAGATATAGAACAATTGCAAAGATCTATAGAAAGTAATGGTGATATATTTGATCCTGGAATAGAAGGTATGTCTTCACGTTTAAATAAAATGAGTGAAAACAATGCTGAGTTTGATGAAACAGTTGGTGCACCAGTATTTAAAAATCCAAATGGAGATTTGGTATATGCTCATCAGCTTCCAACATTCCACTTAAAACAAGTTGAAGCATTAAATAATACTGAAGAACTAAATGATCTTAGAGATGGATACTTAGAAAATAATTATTTATTAAATGATCCGGCTTTCATAAAACTTTCTGATAAGAGTAAATTAAGAGTAACTAGAATTGCAGGTAGTTTAGTAGGAAAATTAAATGAGACCGAAGAGGAAATAAATGCAAGACTAACAGGTATATCAGACAGAAGTGCATATGGAGACTTTACTCCTAGAGAACTTGTATTATCACTTTTAAATTTTTACACTTCTAATTATAATACAAAGAGTGGTAAAGTTGAAACAGTTGAATATGAGGATAATTTAACAGATCAAACTATGACTGCGGCACTAGCTCCAGTTCTAATAAGAGTAATGGAGGCTTCAAATACTGGAGACTTATTATCACTTCCTGTTATAAAAACTGTAGAGTTAGTAAAAGGAAAAACTAAATTAACTGAAAAAGCACTTAATATTTATTTAGAACAAATAGATAATGAGTTTAAAAGAATACAACGTGAGTCAAATTCTGAAACTAAATCTGAAGAAAGATTAGGTTATAATGATACTGATACTGGAAGAGCATTTAAATTTTATAATACAGGACTATTATTAGATCAAAACATCAAAGAAGGTTTAGAAGAAAAAGCAAAAACTAATTTTGATATATCACTTAAAGAAGCATTATCATCATTAAATAAAACTGAAGGTCAATTTAAAAAAGATCTAGAGAAGAAATTAAATGATGAGTTTGAAAAGTTTGATCAGTTATTAGTAGAGTTAGGTGCAAAAGATTTAACAAGTAATGCAATTAATAAAGGTTTATCTTCTGCTCCAGAATTAAATTTAATTAATGATAAAGAATATAATCTTAAACAAATATTCTTTAATGATTGGATCAATACTACAGCAATAAATGAAGTGTTACTTGGAGATCAAGCTGTATCATTAAAAGATGCAGTTGATAAAACTAAAAGAGGTAAAGGTCAAAATGGTGCTTTCTATAGTTCAGAAAGTAATTTTACAGCACCTGAGTATGGTATAAATCATCCTAATAAAGAGATTAGTTATGTTGCTTTAGAAGAACCGATTGGAGTATCATCAATTGGTGGTAAGAGTATTGATAGAGCTGATGGTCAACTTTATATGACAACCAAAGCATTTAGATATACAAGATTTGGTATTGGTAAACTTACAGCTGCTCAAGCAGAATTATTAGATAGAGTTGAAAGAGGAGAGTATATTCCTTCTTACTCAATATTTGAACCTGGAGGTTATGCTTCAAATAAAGAAATGCTAAACAGTAAGAAGATGGTTTACTTTGATGGTAAAACATATTTAAAGATGTCAGCATTTGTACTAACTCCTGAGTTAACTTCTAACCCTGATGGTACAGCTAAACCTTCCAGAGAAGCATTACACAACTTAAGAATTAAACTTGAAGCTATTGAAAAAGAAACAAATACAATAGCCATGGCTTCTCCTTTAAGTGCTTCTAAAATGATGAAGCAAAAAGTAAATTCATTAACTACGCTTGATAATACAGAAGAGTTTGAAAATGGTTATTCTACATTAGAAACAAAATACTTTGGATTACAAGTATTAAACCCATCTAATAAATTAGAAACAACAGATCCTACTCAAATTAAAGCTCTTGTTACTTCTGAACAAGATGACTCTGTAGAAGTTGAAGGTCTTAATATGACTGTAGGTAAAATAAGAGAAGAATATAATAAGGCTACCAATAGAAGGCTTGTTTTAAAATATAAGAATAACAGAAATCTTATTTTTACTTTTGATAAGGCAATGAAAGAAGTTGCTGAGTTTAAAATTACAGGTAAGATAACACCTAACTTATCTATATTTTTAGATTATGCTACTGAGTCACTTAAAGCTAGTAAGTCTAGTAGTAATCTTTTAGAGTTCTTTTCTAAACAAAACGGTGAACAAAAGTATAATTTAAATAATCCTATTACTGTAAATAAGTTTGAAGAATTATTTTTAAGCTTCTTTAGTAAAGGTGTATTATCAGAAAAAATTCCTGGAGAGACTTTATCTTTAGTTTCTGATTTTGGTATGAAAGTATACAGAAGAGTATATGAAGTAGATGCTGATGGTAATCCAGTTAGATCAGAAGTAATTAGAGAAAAGCAATGGGAAAAACTTGAAGATAAACCAGAAGTATTTACTTTAAGTAATTTAACTAATGATCAAATACCTGCAGAAGGCATAGTAGTATTAGATAGATTAAGAACAGGTTTGATGGAATACACTAATCCTAAAGATCCTAAAACAGCTACAGGTCAACGATATAGTGAAGGTCTTGTTCCAGCGCACCATGCATCTGTTAGAAATCTTATTGAAAATACAGCTGCTAATATTCCTGAAGTTATATCAAAAATGTTTGCTGTACGTATACCTTCTCAAGATAATCACTCTACAATGAATGTAAAGCTTGTAGATTTCTTACCTACTGTAAATGGTTCTAGTGCAATGTTCCCACAAGAATTGGTTGAGATAGCTGGATCTGACTTTGATATTGACAAGGTATTTACTCAGATAAAAGAATTCTATGTAGAGGATAATAAATTTTATGAGTATGGAGCAACAGAAGGAAGAGAGTATAAAGACTACATAAAGTATGTAAATGAAAAAGTAAATGAGAATACTCCATATGCTAAAGGATATAGACTATATGAGACCCAAGGTTTAAATATAGAAGATTCATATACAGATGCTGAAATGCTAGCTTTAAATGATTTAGGATTTACCGATAAGTCTATAAAAGCTTTAACAGCATTAGGTCTTCCTGTAAGTAAAAAACAATATGAAGATTATAAATCTAAGTATGGAGAACCGTATGAAGCAGCATACAATAATGAAATACTAGATTATAAGTATGCACTGATGGGTAATAGAGGTGTAACAGAAGCAAAAGAAGGAACACCTATATCATATACTCCTGCAGGTTTGGAAATATTAACAGATAAAGAAACTCAAACTGGAATACTGGAAGTATTAGAAGAACTTTTACCAGGGTTGAAAGAAAAAAATAGAGAGGATAATGTAGATGTGGATAACATACTTGGTAAGATTAAAGCATGGATGGCAAATAAAGGTGCTGCAATTGGAGCAATTGTATTACCTAATACATATCTAAGTTTATTAACTGAGTATAAATCAAAACTAAAAGGACCGGCTCCTGTATTTAACGATAGAGCTTATAATGATTTTGGAGTATTAAATGAAATACTTAGTGATGGTACTAAAGGTGATAGAAAGCAAGATATAATATCTTCTTTAATTACTGCAATGACAGACAATGCCAAAGAACGTTTAGCAGCAAAACTAGGTTTAAACAGACATTCTCTTAGTATTGTTGCAAATGCTACAGCATTAGGTATACCGCTTAAAACTAGTTTGTTACTTGTCAACAATCCATTGATAACATCTATATATGATCAAGCCTTTAATAAAAAAGAAAAAACAGATCCGGGTGTTAAGAATATTCTTAAACAACAGATTGATAATCTAACTGAAGTAAGGAAAATAAAACCTGCATCAATAAGTGATGATATATTAATAAACTACTATAATGAAGAGTTTCCTGTAGAAAAAACTGAAGAAGTTATAACCGAGGAAGCACCGGTAGAGGAAGTTGTTAAAGAAGATAAACCTGATGGAAGAGCTGAAGATATAAAATTAGGTATTCTTTTAGAGTTCCAAAAACTACTTGACATTAAAGACTTTACATCTAAGATGTCTGCTGTTACTACATTATCTAATGGATTAGGTAAAAATATAGCAGATATAAATAAAAGAGTAAATGATATATCTGATCTTTTTGCAAAAGGAGCACTTATAGATTTAAATAAAGTTTTTAGAGGTTCTACTTGGCAGTCTGGTTATCTAAAAATATTTGAACAATTTTATAATGATATAGCACCTGCTGCCTTTGTATCAGGTACAGAAAACTTTAGATCTATATTGAATGATTTATATAAGAGTATAAAAACAAATACACTAGATTTTACTGAAGAAGTTGAATCTAAGATATCTAGAGATTTATTATCTTATTTGACAATTAAAGCTTATCAGAAAAACAAATTAGATACTAATTCACAATCTGTAGCAACATTGAATAATTCTTATATATATCCTACTGTAGAAGGTGGACAGTATAAAACTATCACTGATACTATAAATACATTAAGAGAACAGGAGGATTTAAAAGATAATTTCTTTGTTCAGAATTTTGCAATAAGCAATCCTGCTGATGATCAATCTAATACAACAGGTTTAGAATTACTTGAAGCAAATACTTTTAGAAATTTAAATCAAGCTCAAATGATTGATTTGCAAACATCATTTGCTAGATTATATGGCTCTGTTAAATATAAACAAGATGCTATAGATATAGTAAATTATATGATGGTTAAAGATGGATTACAAATAGGCTATGCGTCTTTAATACAAGCTATCTCACCATTTATGATGGAACAATATTTAAATCATGTTGATACAGCATCTAATGCATTGAGAAGTAATAACAATGAACTTATTACATCTACATTTGGATTAAACTTTGAAGATCTCAAATCTGAATTTATAGAAGGTTATTTGCTATCTAATAGAAGTAATACTTTATTGAACAATTATAATTTTACTACTACATTAACGGGTGATCTTATAAAACCTGAAGATGTAAATATAGTAGATGATACATTAACTGCTAAATCTGAAGATGTAAATCCTCTTTTTGTTCGTGTTACCGATACATTTGAAGGTAGAGATTTTACAAAAGTAACTTATAAAACATATAGGCTTACAGGTGCGGATAAAGATGTTGCTACATATACCGAAGTAGAAACTACAGGTTCTAATCAACAGAATCCTATAGGATTTATGTTTGGTGATAGACCTACATATAATCAAGTAAGAGAGTATGTAAAAAGTAGAGAGAAGAAAGAAGATACAGTTGAGGAAGAACAACAACTAGATAGAATAGATCAAGTAAAGCAGCGAGCTGCACAAGCACCAGGCGCTAATATTGAAGTTACTAGTGATGGTATTGTTAAAATCAATGATAAAAATATTGCTGATATTACACCAACTGAAAAAAATCTTAAGGTTGAAAAGGTAGAAGAATATACGGATATTGATCCAGATCTTATTGATGAACTTGATAATATTAATGAAGATGCTCAACAACTAACATCGGATCTATTTAATGAACTTCAAAAATTCAATGAAGAAATAAATGATAATTATACAATCATTGAAAACTTTTGGGATAGTAATATACAATTTAACAAAGAGATTAAAAATTCTCTGAGAGAAAACAATAATATATTATCTTTGGAAGACTTGATTAAAGAATATGAAGACGGTATTTATAAAGATCAAGAGGAGTTTGTAGAACAGATTAAAAAATGTAACTTATAATAAACTATGGCTAAGTGTCCAAATAGAAATACAGCAGAGTATAAATCTCTACAGGAAGTATATAAATCAGAAATACAAACTGATAATATAATCAATAAGTGGCAAGATTTAAATAACACAGATGTATTTCCATCTGTTGTACAAGCAAAAGAGTTTGTTAAAAATAACAAAGCAGCATTTTCATTAAAGCAAAAAGAGTTCTCTGAAAACTTATTAGCAAATCTTGTAGAAAAAAGAATACTACATAGTTACCAGGGTTTTTATTTAGTTAATAATTCTAATCCTGCTACGTTTAAATACGATGAAGAATTCTTACAAGCTAATTTAAAAAGACTTACAAGGTATTTAGAAATTAATAATATCCCTTTAAACTCTGTAACAATTACAAGAACACCTAAAAGCTATAAGGTGCAAGTTATAAATAATGTATTTACACCTAAAGATTTATTAGAAAAGTCTAGATCTTGGGATACACCACGTGCTAGAGCTGTTGTATCACATTTAAGAAGATTGTTTCCACAGGTTGGTGTAAAGCTTATGACTGAAGCTGAAGCAGAAGCTATTTGGAATGATGAAAATAAAGTTCCTAAGTGGGCAAAAACAGATGTAAGTTTTGATCAGGTTAATTCATTTTTCTATGAAGGTCTGGCTGTATTAATAAAGGGTAGAGTAACAGATGAAACTGCAATAGAAGAAATACTACATCCATTTGTTGATGCAATTAAAGCAGATAATCCTGAGTTATTTGAAGGCTTATTAAAAGAAGCTAAGAAAAACTTTCCTGAAATGAATCAAGCAATAAATGCTGCATATTCTGACAGTAAAGGATTTACACCTCTAGATAGAAATTTAGAGATGGTTACTCAAGCTCTTTCTAGACACTTTAATAATGAGTATGAAAAAACTCCAACAAGAAGTTTCTTAACTAAAATTAAAGAAGTATTAGATTGGTTCTTAGATGTTATAGGTAATCTTAGTGAGTACTTAACAGGTAAACCTTTTACAGCAAAATCTATAACTGCTACATCTTCTTTAACAGATATAGCAAAACTTTTAAATACATCTGATATAGAATTTAAATTAGATAGTAAAGTAGATAGTAGAGTTAGATATTCATTATCTCCTGAAAAAGATAAAGTTGTAAGAAAAGTTTTAAAAGAGTCTAATGATATTCAAAAAGAATTTATAAAACGTTTATTTCATACTGCTAGATCATCAGAAGATATTATTGGGGACCTATCAGCAAGTAATAAAAACTCTGATTATAATGGAGATATAGTTGCTTATAATAAAAAAGATAATTCATACATGAATATATCAACAGGTGAGGTTTATTCTTCTACATCTGATTATATAGGTCTTAGTAATAATGAGAATGATGCTCTTAATCTAGAAGTAAATGATGATATAAAAACTTTATTTGATGCTGTTGTTGGTAATGAAAGTTTTGAAGATGCTTCTTCAAGGTTAACAACTTTGAGTGAAGAAGCTGCAAAAGAAGTGGTTGATTCTTTACAAGAACAACTTTTAGGAAATAATAATCCTATTATTCCTGATGGTGCTGTTGCATTATCTAATGTTGTTGTGTTTGATCCAAATACTAAAACTGCAGGAACTGTAGATCTATTAGTTATTGATAAGACAGGTGTTGTTAATATTGTTGATTTAAAAGTAAGTAAAGACTCTATATATGGTGAACAAGGAAAGAAAGCATATTCTGAAGAATTACATCCATTAAAAAATGGTAGTGCTTTAAAAGAGAAACACGGTATATTAAAAATGACTAACTCTTCTCAAAATAGCATTGAAGTAAACATGTTAAAAAGAATGCTTGATAACATGGGATACAACACTAATAGAACTTTAACAGGAGCTCAGACATTTCATGTTAAAGCTGATGGTGATAAGATTGAGGTAGATGGTGGAGTTGAGTTTATAAACGACACTAAGAATATGACATATGTGGATATGTTAATACCACAAAATGTTGATCAATATTCTAAAGACCAATTAGATGATATAATTGATAATTCTGATGATGGAATATTTGATGGTTCTAAGTATGAAGAAGATCAAGAAAAACTAGCTGAAGAAATAGATCCTTTAGTATATCCTGAGTATAATTCTATAATGGGTATACTAGAAGATTATAGAATTGCTCTAGTAGATCAACAAAAGGCTTTAAAAGTAATTGAACGATCGGTATTTAGAGACATGTCCAAAGAGGAACTACGTGACGAAATTGCTAGTACACTAGCATATATTTCTGCAAATATTGATAATGGACCAGCATCTAGATCTGCTACATATACATATCTTCTTCAAGGTGCTTTACGCCAAATGAAAAAATTTGCTAATTATGTTCAAGATCCTGCAAATTTTGGTAAAGATGAATACATAACCTATACTTTAAATTTCAATAGATTTTTAAGCACATTTGAACCTTTATTTTTAATACAAGATTCTCAAGATCATAATGCTACACAAAGAGCATTAATACGTCAGATGGATATATTAAGAAATAAGATAAAAGGAACAGGTGTAAGAAAGAAAGAAAATGAAACTGAAGAAGAAAGAATATTTAGAGAAGGATTAGTAAATGATGCTATAATTAATTTTGTAAAAGAAAAAATTAGAGAAAGATCTAATAATGACTGGGGTGGTAAGCAAAGTGTATTTACAGAACAAGATTTAGATGATCTTGTAAGAAGATCACCTGATATATCTCAACTTGCTTTATTAACTCAAGATATGGCTACTCAATCTGATGCAATGCTTTCTGTTATGGATAAAATATATAAAACCCAAAAACAAAAGGTACTTGATTTAATTGATCAGCGTAATAAACTTGTAATTAATAGTGCTAATAAGTTAATTAAATTATATCCAAATCTAAAAAGAAATCAGCTTTATGACTTCATGTCTATATTTGATAAAGATGGTAATTTTACAGGAAGATATATAAAACCTATAGGTGAGCTATATAATAAAATACAAGACGATCTAAGATTTCAACTATTTGATGATACAGGTTTACCTTATAAATACAGGGATGTTACAGATTTATCTACAGCATCTCAAGAAGATATTCAATATAATATTGATTTAGCTAATAAGAAAAAAGCATTTGCAGATTTTTTTAGAGCAGAAGAAATAGATGAAGATGGTAATCTTGTAGATGGTGAGTATCATTATTATACAGATGAGTTTAAGAAAGCTAGAGATATACATGAGTTTTGGCAGGTAAGTGCTAATGGTAAATATGGAGAGTGGAAAAAAAGAAATAGCATTTCAGCTAGAGATTATGCTGTATATAGAGCAAAGTATTTTGAATCTTCTACATATGATCAACCACAAAGAGTTAAAGGTAATCCAACAGGTGTAGTTGTAAAAAATGTTAAGAGTGAATTTCCTAAAGTTGAATATAGAAAAGTTAGAGAAATAACAAAGTCTGGTAAGGATATGCGTGATAAAAAGTACGCAGAACTTATGGATCCTACTAAAACTGATGCGGGTACATTAGCTAGAAGAGAGTTCTATAACTTATTTATTAAAATGTATGAGGAAGATTTACTAGAAAAGATTCCTGAATATCAAAGAGATCAAATGATGGGTAGAGTCCCCACTATTAAAGATAACTTATTAAGTGATCTAAAGGATAAACCAAACATAATATCTAAGATGTGGAGTGATATTACAACATCTGTAAAAAACTTAACTCAAGAAACATCAACTATGAAAAAAGTCATGCTTGATGAATCAGGTAACTTTACAAATCAACTACCAGTATTCTATACAGGAAGGCCAAGAATGGATGGTGAATTAGAAGAAGTAGAAAAGAAGATGGCTTTTGTTGAAGAACAAAGAGTAAAAGGTCTTATAACACCCGATAAGTATAATGCACAAATTAAAGAGCTTAGAGGAGAATATAATAGAATATATAATAAACCATCAACAGGTGAACTAAGTAGAGATTTAGGATCTAGTTTAATAAAGTTTAATGCTATGGCTACACACTATGAAGTTATGGGTGAAGTAGAAGATACATTAAATGCTTTTGTTAAAGTATTAGAAAGAAGAGAATATGACTTACCTGTTGCTACAGGTCAAAGTTTTGTTTCAAGAACTAAAGAAGGCGTTCTTAAAGCTGTAGGTTTTACACGAGATCAAGGTTTAGAAGCTAATGCTGTAAGAAGAGCTAAAAAATTCATGTCAATGGTTTTTTATGATAATGAACTAGCAAATAAAGGCATGTTTGATAAAATTGCAAAAGAAATAACTGGTGCAACATCATTAACATGGGTAGCATTTAACCCTATGGGTAACTTTAATAACTATGCTCTAGGCAGAATAAATAATAATATTGAAATGCTAGGTCAAAGATTTTTTAGTAAAAAAGCATATTTAAGAGCAACTAAAGAATTTAATACAAATGCTATTCCTGGAATGTTTGAAAGAATAGGAAGTGGTGCAACTGATTTAGTAGATATTGCTACACTAGGTAAACTAGGTTTAAAAAAATCTGATTATGATGCCGATAAAGCAAATAATAAATATGAAGCTGTAACTCAATATTTTAGAATGATGGATCCTGATACAGATATACGTGAGAATAGTTCTAAGTATGATGATTCATCTTTATGGTCAAGATTTAAGGAATGGGGTTATGTAATGCAGGATGCTGCTGAATATAATGTACAATCTAAAGTAGGTGTTGCAATGTTAATGGATACTATTATAAAGAACAGTAAAACAGGAGAAACATTATCCCTATATGATGCATTACATTTTGATGCTAAAACTAATACCGTTTCTTTATTAGAAGATTATGATATTGTTGTAGATAAAAAAGGAAATAAGATTGCTGATTATAACGACAATTTTAGATATGATTTAAGAAATCAAATAAGGGAAGTTAATAAACAAATTCATGGTAATTATGCTAAAGAAGACAGAATGGTTCTTCAGAGTTATGCTCTTGGTAACTTAATAACACAATTTAAAAAGTGGGTTGCACCAGCATTAAGAGCTAGATATCAAAGAGAATATTTTGATCAAAATTTAGGATGGATGGAAGGAAGATACCTATCATGGTGGAAGTTTACAAACTATGCAACTAAAGAATTTATTAAAGGTACTAGAGATATTAAAGCTTTAAAAGCAGGTTTTCTTGAACAATATGGATATACCGGTGAAGGTGGTAATCTAGATAAAAGAGCATTAAATAAATTACAAGGATTTTATAGAACTGTAGGTGAAATTGCAATTCTATCATCAGTTTTTGTATTAAACTCTCTCATGGATGGATTATTATCAGGTGATGATGACTCAGATACAATGAAGAGATTAAAAAATCTTGCAAGATTACAAGCAGATAGAACTAAAGATGAAATGTTAACATTTATCCCAGTACCTGCAGGCATTGAACAAAATTATCAAATGTTCTCTAATCCTATAGCATCACTAAAACTATTAAGAAATACATCAAAAGCTTTACAATTAAGTCTTACAACACCAGTTGCCTATATTACTAAAGGCGAAGATGCTTTTTATAGAGATTCAGATTATGTTTACCAAAACAAGCCATATAAAGGCATGTTAAAAGTAAATAAACAATGGCAGAGATCATTACCAGCTATAAGAACATACAGTAAATATATAGATGCTATTAAGAAACAAGATTTTGAGATAGGATTCTAGTCTATTTCTTTTTGCTGCTTTCTAGTTTTGTGATGGTTATTTCCATATCATGTACTCTATCCATTAGATCATTTACATTCTCCTTAAGATAATTAAGTTGTAAATCTTGTTTAGAGTCAGCAGGTAAAGAACCCATTTCACCTCTAGGCCACTTAATTCTAAACTCATCATTTAGTATAACATCATCTTGCATTCTAAGTACTTCAACTTTTAATTGTGAGATTTCTGCTGTTAAACTAAACCAAATACCTGCAATAGTTATTATGCCAGCTATTAAACCAATTAAGGTTTTTATATCAAGTTTTACTTCTGATTTTTCTGATAATGATTTCATAGTAGTCAATAGTTATATAATAAATATACAACATATATAATCTTAAAACAAGAAGAGCCAACCTTATTAGGGTTGACTCTACTAATTTTACATAAAATATATAGTTTAATTATGCTTCACAACTTGCACACTCAAGAATATTTCTAGAGAATGCTTGTGCAGAACTTACACTAAACTGATAGTATAGTGTCTTTACTCCTTGTTCATGAGCAAAAAGATATAGTTGATTAATATCTTTAGCTGGAACTGACGGGTCAATCATTAAATTTAAAGACTGAGCTTGATCAATAAATTTTTGTCTTGCTGCAGCTTGAATGATAATCTCTTTAGGAGATATCTCAATAAATGATTTAAACACACCTTTTGTTGGGAAGTCTAAGTGTTGAACGGAACCATCTTTTTTAAGGATATCTTCCCACACTTCTTCTGTATCAAGATTATATTTTGCTAACTCTTCTTTTAAGAAAGGATTCTTATATATAGTTTTAGACTTAGCTAAATCCTTTACAAAATAATTGGACTTGATAGGTTCAATACCCATACTCACTTGACCATGAATGAATGAACTAGATTTAGTTGGTGCAATAGCCACTAATGTAGTATTTGCATAACCTTCTCTAATTGATTTAACACCCTTTGTTTCACAGAGATCCATTGAAGCTATTTCTGATCTTGTCTTTATTATAGAAAATATTCTACTATTTATCATCTTAGCTTCTGTTGATTCAAACTCAATAAGTTTAGATTGTAAATAAGAATGCCATCCTAATACACCTAAACCTATAGCTCTATGATCACTTGCAAATTTATATGCTCTACCCATTCCAGGCATTGTTTTAGACTTAGTAATAAATTCATCTATCACAGCATTTAAAAATAATGTGTAAGTTTCTATTGCATCCGTCTCAACAATTTCATCCCAGTGTAATAAGTTCAAAGAACCTAAACAGCAAACAAATGAATTAAAACTATCTGTTGGTAACTGTATTTCAGAACAAAGATTAGATGCAGTAATATCCATACCTAGCTCTTTATAAGGAGAGTTGTTATTTGAGTTATCTTTAAACATTATATATGGATAACCGAACTCATTTCTTTTCTGAATTATCTTGGCCCATACTTTACGCTTATCAGGATCTCCACTCTTCATATCATCTATCCACTTATCTGTTACACTAATACCAAACTGTAGATTTTGTATTGGGTTACCTTCTCCTCCTATCTCTAAAAATTCCAATACATCAGGATGTTCAACAGGTAGCCATGCAGCACACGCTCCTCTTCTTGCTTCAGATTGTTTGCAAACATCTACAACAGTGTCATAGATTCTTGCATAATGTACTGGTCCATCTGCAGTGCCTCCGGTTGATATATTTGAGCCTCTAGGTCTAATATTACCTAAGTAAACACTAGTACCTCCTCCATACTTAGACATCATACCAATCTCACGTCCTGCATTCAAGATGCTATCTAAGTTATCATCTACATTAGATCCATAACAACTTATAGGTAAACCTTTATGCTTACCAAAGTTAATCCAAACAGGAGTGGACAAGGAGTAAAAACCCCTTGCCATATAATCCTCAAACTTTTCAGCAAAGCCATTAATCTTTAAGTATTTTTCTGCTATAACTGCAATATCATGTATACGTTGTTCAGGAGTTTCATTTATATAACCCCTTGATAAAAATGTACGGCTTTCTTCATTAAGCCAATAATACTTTTTTCTTTCCATATTTTTTTAAAATAAGTCATCAGCTGTTATAGCCTTTGACTTTTTATTATAATCTATTTGTTTTTTATAAAAGAAGTCTCCTTCTTTAGTTGCAGTAATCTCCACCTCAAACCATTTTGTTGACTGTAATAAGTTATTATCAATTTCAAATATAGGTTTCATACCTATTTTCTTTAATGAGTTGTTAAACCTATTCATTATAAAATGTTTTATGGTTTCTTTAGGTAAAAAAGATAACTCACCTTGTTCAAATATCCAATCAAGAATACCGCACTCAGCTTCATAGGCTTTTCTAGATGCAGAATAAATTAATTCTTCAAACTCATCATCAAACCATTCAGGGTTCTCAGACTTGATTATATTAATTATCTCTACGCCAAAGTTACCATGGATATCTTCTTCTTTACTTGTTGCTTCTACAACGTTAGAAATACCTTTAAATAGGTTTTTCTCTTTGTTAAAAGACATCATTATTAGAAACTGACTAAATAAACTTACATGCTCAATAAATAAAGAAAATAATAATACAGATTTAGTATACATTTTATTATCTCTACTACGTGAACCATCTAAGTATTTTTTAAGATATTTAATTCTACCTTTAATAGCTGGTATCTCAACAACAGTTTTAAACTCTTCTTCAAGTCCAAGTATTCTAAGTAGTCTTGCATATGCATCTTTGTGTCTAACTTCAGATTCAGCAAAGGTCATACCCACATCACCAATTTCTGTAATAGGCATTCTTTTATACAAATCTGCCCAAAAAGTTTTTACATTAACTTCTATTTGAGCTATTGCAAGCATTGTCTTTTTTATAACTTCACGTTCTTCATCAGTAACTTTAACTTTAAAGTCATCTATGTCAGTTGTAAAGTTATACTCAGTATCAATCCAATAAGAGTGTCTAATTGCATCTTTATATTCAAGTAAAGATGGGTACTCATAGGGCAAAATATTTTCCCTAGATAAAAAAATGTTCTTCTTCATAAGTGTGTTTTTGTGATTAAATGTTATACCATGTTTTTGATATAACGGTAATATATAATTTAGTTTAATTGAGATGAATTACCAAGTATAGATGAATATAAATTTTATAAAAATTATACCTACCTCAATACCAGCGGCTTGGTAAACTTGTCTTTCCCCGTCTACCTCCATTGACATATTACAATTAATAATATGTATACCTAATAATGACTGTTTTGGTAATAATTCTACGTTAGCAATTACCGGTGCTTTTCTTGTTTGTGACATAATTATGTTTGTTTTAAAAATTAGTTTTTTGTATATTATACTTATAAGTTGTTAAGCTAACACAGTCAACAACAAATATATATATATTTATATTTTAATGATATCTAGAATTATCAATATTTTATTATATTTTGACTTTCAACCCTTATTGTTCTTTTGGGTTACAAGTGATATATTAAATAACCAAGTATTATGGACTTCCCTATCCTATTGGCAAGATGCTGGACAAGCTTATACGTACTGGTTATATTTTGCCTACCTAATAGGTAGTATAGGCATGCTCTATTGTATATCTACTAATAACAGAAAACTGTTATGTAAATTTGTATCATACTATTTAATATTGTTTTTGTTTTCTACAATAAGATATTTAATAAGTATTTATTTTGGTGCTGGTAAATCTTTCAGTACAATTGATGCAAAAAATATAATTATAACATGTTGGTATACGTTCATGTGGGTATGGATTTCATTTAAATTAAAAAAAGAAAATTTACATAAATCATTGTCATGAGCGAAGGATTAGTTACAATAGTTATAACTCTTATTACTGTTTTATTTTCAGCAGGTGCCTGGAGATTCTACGAGAAGAAAATAAGCACAACTATAAAATATAAAGACGATCAAAGAACAGACCAAAATATGTATAGAGACGATTTAAGAGATAGAGTTAAACGACTTGAGCAATTGCTTACTGACAGTGCAGAAGAGAAAGACAAGATGAGAAAACAAATACTCACACTTACGAAAGAGGTGAGTAGCCTAACAGTTAAGGTTGAGTTCCTTGAGAAGGAAAACGAGAGACTTAAGGCGATCAGATAAATTTCATAATTCAAGTATAATTTAGTATATTAATAATATATGATATTCAGTAAAATATTAAAAGCTATTTATACCTCCAGTATAGAGGATGTAGTAAATGCAATCACTAAAGCTGTTAAGGCGTTTAGAGATGCTGTAGTGTTTAGAGTTAAGAGAGTTAAGGAAGAAGCTGAAGATGTATCAGAAGCTTTATCCGAAGTCAAAGAGCAAATCAAAGATGTTGGATCTGCTGCTAAAGGAGAGAAACGTAGAGGAAGACCAAAGAAAAAATAATGGCTAAACTAATACAATCTCTAGGGCCCATAAAAAAGGCTAAAGTTAAACGACCCGGTGTTCATGCTAAGACAAAAACATCACGTTCTAAGAATGCTACTAACTACATTAAACCCTATAGAGGACAAGGTAGATGAAAAAATTAATTTGTATATTAATTAGTAAAATCACTTTTGGTAAAGTATGCTTTGGATATTGTAAAGTATGAATTGGATACTTACATTTGCTTTACACTGGCCGCATGATAGACTTGCTTTAGGTTGGGAGATCATGAGACCTGACGAAGAATTTTCATATTATACAATTAAATTGTATTTATTAATATTAACAATAACATTAGATACAGGAAACAATGAATTATAAAAAATATAAAAAAGGCGGTGGTGTTCTACCAATGGGTAGCTGCGACACAAAAGCAAAAATGTTAATGGTGGGTGGTCAAATTGATATGACACAACCTATGGTTCCACCAATGAAAAGCAAAGGTGGTAAAATGGCATATGGTGGACCTATGAAAAAGAAAGGTTACGGTGGACCCGTAAAGAAAATGAACATGGGTGGTAGAACTAATGGATCAAGAACTTACTCAGGTAAATAATGAGCAAAGAGCGTAAGAAATTAAAAGACACTAAACTAGGACAGTTTCTAAAAAAGGCTGCTCCACATGTTTTAGATGTAGCTGGAAATTTATTACCAAACTCCGGTGTTCTAGGTATTGTAAAAAATATGATAGACACTGATGTTAACATGTCTCCTGAAGATAAGAAAGCTGCCAACGAACATATAAAAAACATGTTTGCTTTAGAAATTGAAGACCGTGACTCTGCAAGAGAGCGTGAAGTTGAAATTGCTAAAACACAAAGACAAGATTATATGATGCTTGCAACTGGTGCAACCGGTTTATTAGCTTTCATATTTATCATATATGCAATAGTCTACATACCAACCGTTAGTGACAATGATTTATTTGTTCACTTAATGGGTATGGTAGAGGGTGTTGTTATTGGAAATATATTTGCCTACTACTATGGTGGTAGTCCAAAAACTAAAAAATAATTATTATGAAAAAGAATAACTACTGTTACAGTCCTGCTACTATTCCTGCTGCTATTAAAGCAAATAAGAATAGAAAAGACGTAAAGAAAAGATTACGTTTAGCTAAGAATGGTATCTCTATACCTCAAGTATCTACAAAAGCACCTGAACCTATTCAGTCTGCTAAATTCAAAAGTGGTAAATAAGATATGGCTAATTTAACTGCTTACGAAATAACACAAGAAGGTTTAAAACCTACATTTGTTGATGCAGATGCTGCTGGTGATATATTAGTTAATAAAGGTGTTGAATTCTTTTATATAAAGAATACAGGTGTTTCTACTATTACTGCTTCAGTTACTCCTGTAGTAACAACAGTTATTGATCCATTATTAGGAACTTTAGCTAAAGAAATAGCAAGTTTAGAACTAGCACCTAATGAAGAAGGTTACCTAGGACCATTTGAAACTTACGCTTTTAATGATCCTTATGGGAAGATAACCCTAAATTATTCTGATGCTGTAGGTGTCATTCTTGTAGCTCTATATTCAGAGTAGTATCAATATCACTATACGTACCGTCTATATCTTTTAATATAGGTTGTGTAATAATTTGATATTTATTATTTAACAATATACTTCTTTTTGTTAATAAATCACATATTATTATAGATTGTACAATAAGAACAGCTATTACTGCAATAAATATTTCTTTGTTCATAATATAAATATACTAATTTTAATTTGGATAATAAATCCAATTACCTAGATAATCAAGTTGGTATATTCCCATAATATTACCATATCTATCTCTCTTTATAATATCACCTGAATAATCTTCTTCCAAAGTATATATTATATTTCCATATTGATCTCTTTCTACTATATTACCTAAGTAATCCTTAGATCTTGTACTTTTAGTATTACCATATTCATCCCTTGTAATGGTATTTCCTTGATAGTCTTCAGACTCTTGTTGTATAATGTTTCCATATTGATCCTTCCATACAAAATCACCTAGATAATCTTCAGATCCTATTGCTATAATATTGCCATATTGATCTTTAGCAATTGTGTTACCTAAATAATCAGTAGAGTAAGTTATTTGAGCTAATGATACATGTGCAAATAGTACACATAGTATAAATGTTATTACTTTTTTTATTATTTTTTTCATCTCTCTTTGGTGTTAAAAGTATAAAGGGTGTAGAATACAATCCCACACCCTATTACACAAAACTAAATAAACATTCACATTAACAAGGGGAAAGAGATCCCCTGTAAACACAAATAAAACGGTTGCTAATATATATAATTAATTTATATTATAAAAACTTATCTACTCAAAAACCATAACCATTTGGTTATCAGGCATTTCTATTATGTTATTAACATTACCTTCTTGCATCTCACTTGTTACAATTTTATTTTGGCTTAATAAATCAGCCACCATAAAATCATGAAAGTTCTGTTGACTTGATAACCACTTTCTTGGATGAGATTTCTTTAATGCATGTGTAACATGATTATAAAAACTCCAAGCATTATCACTATCAAATGTATAATCATAAGAAGGTTTCTTCATTTCTGCTTTAACTGTAGACAATTGAGTTGTATCAAGTATTTCTTCAGATGCATATAATCTTCCTAATAATTCACATTGCTGTTTATGATCTAGATCCACGCTTTTAAGAGCGTTTCTATCTTTTATTATTTTCTTATAATGAGCTTCAGCATTTTTAATCTGAGCTGCTATTTGCATTCCTATATCAAAATTAGCTGATCCTGAATGTTTTCTTTTAAAATTCATCATATCTCCAGAAACAACTCCATTAGAACATACGAATACATATGCGCCAATTGCACATTTAAATGTTGTGCTTTTATCATATGAGTTTGTCCATGCGAACATCATACCTAGTTCTTCTTCATCTCTGATCATTTCATCAGTTGATGATAATGGTTTTATATGATACACACCTTGTGCAACTTTTGCATCTAGATTTGCTTTATACTCTTCTTTTTCAATCTTAAAACCAGAAGCATATAACATTTGCTTTGTTCTGTCAATAACTTCTTTGTGTTCTACCACTGTATAAGTGTCACCATGAGTAGGTAACGGTGCATGTGTCAGATATTTTTCTGATACTGTAATTGGTTTTTTATATCCCATAATTTTTTAAACTTATTTGGTGTAAATATACTGAATTAATTTGAGTCAGTAACTATATATATATTTATTTTTTTAAAATATATAACGGATTGTATTTAATGGAAAGAATTGTTTATATATTTCTTTAAACTCATTTAACAATCTTGTTTTATGTACGAGAGGATACCTCATAACTCCAGATTTATTTTTTACTTCTCTTGAATATTTCATTAACTCTTTTGCTGGTTCTTCTGCCTTAGCCATCTGATTTACATGATTGGTTAATGCTATAACTTCACACTTGTTCGTTCCTGCTACCTGCTTCACTCCATTAAAGAGATTATAATACTCCTCCTTCCAACCGGGGTAGAACACTAAAGGGCTATAATTACAATGTACTTCCCATCCTAGATCTTTTAATCTATTTATATCTTCTATTCTAGAAGAAATCTTTTGCATCTTAGGTTCTAATATATCTGAATACTTCTGAGGCATCAAGCTTACTCTTACCCTTGGTTTCTTGTTGAACTTTTTTACATTAATGTTCAACAAACTTGGATACTTAGTAGCCATTGTACTATTCAACCGTGGGTGATCATCATATCTTTTAAGATAATCAATCAACGGTTCTGGCATATGTTTTTGCATCAGAACTAAATCTGAATTACATGCAACATCTACCATAGTATATATAGGGTCCTGTTGATCAGGTACTTTAGTAAATCCTTTTTCCCATTTAACAACAGAATGAAATATTTCATCAACATTCTTGTTAACAAAAACTCTATGTCCATTATACCTGGACATATAACAATAAGTATCTACACAGCCTCCAAAACATCCGTAGATAATATTGGGAGCTATACAGTTAGCGCTATTATTGTTGTCTTTTGTAACAAGAGTTTTAGTCTCTTGTACTTTTATCACTATATTTTATTCTTACTTTTTCAGCTATAGGTATAGCATCATTATTTTCATCTATCCTTACAAATCTTATATTTGTTGATAACACAACAGATTGTATACCAGAATAGACATTATGAGCTCTAGCTTCTAGGTAAAAGGTTATAGATGTATTACCTACATTCACAACCTTACCATATATTTTTATAAGCTGACCTTCTTTAGCAGGTTTTTTAAAGATACATTTATCTATCATTACTGTTACCATCCGGGGTGTATCACATACTTCCATAGCATATGCTGCACCAGCGGCATCTAACCAAGCTAAAAGCTTTCCTCCAAATAGATTAGCATGAAATCCTAGATCTGATTTTTTTATTGGATGTGTTGTTATTAACTCCATTATTTATCAGCTTCCAATTCTTTCTGTAAACATGCTAATGCTCTCCATGCTACTTTTGCTGTATGACGAATACCATCATCATCAATTGTACCTGCATCAATTAAATGTCTAGCTAATGCGTCATAATCATCAGATGATTTATTACGATCCCAATGTAAAGGTTTATCAGGATGATGTTGATCATTTCCTTTTAGTGATACACGAGATACTTCTAGTAAAGCATCAGGAAAATATTTAATAACGCCAGTGAATACTGGTCTTTTCTTTCTTTCTTTTGCGTTCATTTGTTTTATTTAGTTATTTGCTAATAATTCTAATACTTCTATTAAAGATTCATGTCTATGATTATCTTTTAAAACAACTTTGTAAACATGTTGAGAAGAAACTATTTTAGATACTTCATGTATTGCTGAATAATTTCTATCTTTTAAATCTACTTGTTGATTATCTCCACAAAACATCATCATGGAATTTTTACCAAGTCTTCCAAGAACCATTGATAACTGTGATCTAGTTAAGTTTTGAAACTCATCAACAATTATTATTGAATTATCAAATGTTCTACCTCTAAAATGAGCAAGAGAAACTAACTCTATGGATTCTTCTTTTTCCATTTTATCCAAGATAGCCGGTTTATTATACACCTTTCTCATATTAGAACGTATAGGAACCAACCATGGCTCCATCTTTTCTTTTTCTGAACCAGGTAAGAAACCATTATCTTCAGTAGAAACTGTTGGTCTTGTTATAATTATCTTATTATAGTTTCTCTTAAAGTACTGATCTAGAGCTGTTTGTACTGCAAGTAGTGTTTTACCACTACCTGCATTACCTAATATAAAATTAAAAGCATGCTTTAGCATTTCTGCTTTTGCTACTTTTTGCTCATCTGATAAAGTTATTGAAAACCTTATTGCACCTTTTGGAGATACTTTTTCCTTGTTCTGTTTTGCTGCCATATTAAAATAATTTCATTTGTTTACTTGGAACATTTAAGATATTATTTATTTCTTGTTCAACTGCTTCTAGATAATAACCAATATTTATGTTATAAGAATCCCACTTAGGTTTACATTCCATTTTATTAAAAACTGTTTGTAACCATTTCCCTGCTTCAAGTTGTATTTCACGACCATCTGTCTTATGAACTTTGGTTAGCTTGACACCATTTCTTGATATATAATAACGGTTTATCTTCTGAAGTTTTTCTTCTTTATATTCTCCGTTATCAACATATCTAGATGTAATTTGCCAATCACCTTTTGATTTACCTCCAATACAGTAATCAAGTATATCTCTATTTTTTTTAAAATATTCCTCTGGTAATATATCATGAATAAAATAATTATACACTGCTTTTGGTATAACTAATTTAGATTTATTTTTATGTAATGCTAATCCATAAAAGTCAAAACGTCCTTTCATTTTTGCTCCTGCATAAAAGAACTTATTTCCATCAACTTTAAATTTGTAATGTGGATTTTTATTCTTAATGTTTCTCCAGGTTGCTATATCAACCTCTTTATAATTATTAAGACCAATGTAATTGTTAACATCACCCAAAACTAGTTTTTGATATTCATCATGTTCTAATTGTAAGTTAGTTAATTTTTCCCACTCTTCACAAATTTTCATGTATTCATCTACATATTCTCTAGATATTCTTGTCTCAATACCATCAGTGTTTTGCATTAATGCAACAGCTCCTGGTATTCTTTCCATGATCATTTCATATAACATTATTAGAGATAACTGACCATTAATAGTAATTCTCATTGTTAACTCAGGATCATAAAAGAAACTATTCTTATCATTGCTAAGACCAAAAGTAGAATTAAGAATAATCTTATAAACATAGTTCATTGGATTACTCTTAGGTATCTTCTTTCTCTCCTCAAAGAACCACTCATACTGATCACAAAACTCTTGTGCTGGAAAATGTCCAGGAGACCACTTATTTCTAATCACAAGATTGGGATAGAAACTAGTGACATCCGAAGACATAATAACATAATCATCATCAGATTTATATATACCTGAAGTTCTTGCACCATGAACACCACCTACACCAAAGTCTGTCTTGACATCTTTATAAGTAACTGAATACTTAAAAGCGCCTTTCATTCTTTCAGGATCTATCTCAACAGATTTAAATCTATCATGTAGCTGTTTAAATTCCGGGGACTCAAACTTTATATATGGTAATATTATATCTTTAAACTTAATACTGCTTCTATGAGTTCTCATTTTTTTGAGATCTCTTTTTTCTATATTAAGTTTTTGAGACATATAATAAGCAAATAACTCTTTACTTATTCTTGGTTCAGATGCACTGAATAAATTTATACCATACTTACCTGTTAGCTCTTTTCTTAAATTAATTAATTCCTTAGATCTATTTAATATTTCTTTAGTTGACTCAACATCATTAATATTATATTCAAGTATTGTATTTATTTCTTCAGTTGTAGTTATTTCTGTATTATGATGTATAGGCATGTCTAGGATGTTATCCCAATCCATACTATACTGAATCCATTTAAGACTAGAACGTTTTGCTGGATTATCCCAGTGATGCATTTTAAATAAATCAATCTGTCCTATTTTCATCTTCCATAAAGGATAATCTTGAAAATCTTTTTTGTTTGATTTTTCTATACATCTCTGAGCATATCTATAAATGGTATTGGCTATTTCACATGCGCTTAAGTCTAACCAATTCTTATAGTTATCTATAATAAAATGAGTTACTTGTGCATCAAAGGCTAAACCATTATAAGATATGTGCCATTCTTTATTTTTAACGTTCCTACCTAGAAAATTAATAAACTCTTCAAGATCATTTCTTAAGTCATGAATAACAAATATTTTTGTTTCTTGACTTTTATAATCTTGAAAGCAAGCAGTAAAACAATTGCTTAGTGTTTCATAATCGTGTACCCAATGTTGTTTGTTCATAATGCTTAGTTAATTTTAGAGAAAAAAAAAGATATAAATTAATATATCTTTTTTTTGGTTGGTTTAATATAGATCTGTATTACACAGATGTAATGATGTTAGATTTTTTTACTGGTTCTTTTGTATCAACTATGTATTGTTTGTAATCAAACGTATCAGCATTGATAGAAAATAAATGAATGAAAGTTTCTATATCCTTTGCATCACTTATATAAAACTCAGAAAAAGTATCTACTAATCTTCTTTCTTCTTTTACAGTTTTACCTGTATTTTTATTAGGTGCCTTTAATCTTACAGGCTCACCGTTATCATCCAGCTTAGGAATCATGTGATAAGACTGCTTCATTACTTTACTAATAACAGCTAGTATACCTGAAGAGGGATCATACATAGCTTCAACATACGGACAATCCGATGTTGCTGGAATAAGGGTGAATGACTTTACATTTCTAAAACTTGATGTTACAATCATCATGTTTTTTCCAATTGTATTTGACATAATTTTATTTATTTTTTTCAAATATACTATTTAAAATATTAATCTCACTATTTTCATAAATATCTAATAGTGTTTCTTTTCTGGAATCTAATTTATCACATAACTCATTTACATTTTCAATAAGCTTGATATCTACATTAAGTAATTCAGCATATTTTTCATGAAAATCATAAGGAAAAAGATAAGAGTCAACACGTTCTATAATTTTAACAGTATCTCCAAAAAACCTAGTAATGGTTAATTTAGATTCAATGCTTAATCTAGAGTATTCACCTTTTATAAAATGATCATAGTCTTCTTTAAGACTGCTAAAATCAAATATAAAAAGCTGATTATTCTTATCTAATTCAATATGACTATCAAATAGCTTTGCTTTGTGTATTACATTCTGTTCAAAAGATCTAAACTCATGAGTTCTTTTCTCTTTATATAAACATAATAACTTTCTATCTTGTATGTAATAATGATTATCCCACATTATATATGTTTGTTTAGGTACAAACTCTAATCCTTTCTTAAAATCTAATAAAGGATATAAAAACACCTTACTCTTCTGAAAATAATCACTATAAACCTTATCCATACTATAAAGTTACAACATTTGTAAGTAATTCATAAGGCAATGAGTAATTATTTTCTGTATAATGGTGCTTTGCAACACCAATTACATACTCTAATCCTTCAGCCCATTTACTTAATGATGTATCACTAACAGGGAACGTGTATATCTGATTATACTTATCTATTACAATAAAATTAAACTTAATATCATATTCATCTGCTTTATCACCTAATGAATCATAAACTAATTTACAATATATAGATGCTTGAAGCCAGTAGTTATAAAAGTCTACAGTTTCTTTAAAGTCTGTAACTGCTTTACCTGTTGTTTTAAGATCATATATTAATACTTCTTTTGTATCATGGTTGATTTTATAATAATCTATATAACCGTGTAACCCAAAAGGTTGACCTTCTATTTTAGATGAAAGATATTTTTCTGCATGTGTTTCTATAGGATCTAAATCAAAGTCAGTAGATACTTCATTAAATAAAGACATAACATATTTGTTATTTTTTATCATTTCTGCTTGATCTTTACATTTAATCAGTGTATCCTGATCAATTGGGTCCTTATCTGTATTGGATAAATACTCCCAATATGTTTGATAACTATCCACTTTGATCTTATCTATTCTTGCCTCATCTTTTTTGAGAGACTGATATAAGTTCATCTGCTTTAATGAATCCAATATAACAAAGTCTTCTACATCAGCTAGCTTCTCAGCATCTGTATGAAAACTCATATCCTTTAGAACCTTTTTTACTGAATCACTTGGTAACTTACCAGGTAATACATTAAATTTATTTTCTAAATTCTCAGGTTCAAATACTAAACAGTGTATTAATTTACCTTCAACTAAATGTTTATCTGTTTTAACTTCACGTTCATTTAGTATATAATCTTTATAAAATAAAGAAGGAGAAAATAATAATTTATTTAGTGATGAATAACTAAAATTAAATTCTTTCTTATAAAAATCATCTTCTTTTTGTTTGTCTATTCTCATTTTGTTTAAGTTTTTTAAGATTTATTTAAATAAGAGGTGGTGTAATTTAATATACCACCTCTATAATTTAAATTATTTGTGATTCAAATTCATCAGATAGTTGAATAGATTTATGATCTATTTTAAAAGTACCTTCAGATTCACTTATATCTAATGCGCGTAAAACAACATTATGATAAACATATTTCTGAACCACTAAAAATGCAAATTTTGTTAGATAATTTTCTCTAGCAAGTATTTTAATATATCTATTATAATACCAACCTCTGGATGAAGATCCTGACGAATGATTATCAAAACTTTTTAATCTGTTTCTTAGTGCTTTTACATTTACACTATTCCAATTATTTGAATATCTAAGTCTATCATAATAAAAATAATAAACTAATGAAATATAATCTAATGATTCTTCTATATTACAATTAGCCATAACTTCTAAAGCAACTGTTATATTATCATTATCTTTACTTCTTATCATTTCCACAAGACTATAATATTGCTCTTTATCAAGTACAGTTGATTCTGAATTAGCCAGTTTTATTAAATTACTATCCAATACTAAATTATTTTTCTTAGATAAAAAGTTAAAAGTTTCAGAACTAATTCTAATATAACCATTTTGAAAATAAGCAGCTGTCTCAACATCTCTACATATCTCTCTTAAATCATCAGGTAAATTATAATATTTAAATCTTAAACAATGTTTATTATCTATTTCTTCAAGTACATCTATAAAACCTTTATAATCATCAGAATTTTTTAATTGTTTTGTTTTTTCTAATACATCATAAATATTATATGTACTCCAATAATAACCTCTACCACTTAATTCTAAAAACTTTTCTGATATAATTCTATAATCAGCGTTATCTTCACTTCTAGTTATATTTATATTATACTTTGACTTTAAACTATCTACTTTTGTTCTTGGTAAGTTTAATTTAGGATATCTATAAAATGATTTTCCATCTAAATTATTTACGTCTAGATCTATTGTTATTTGATCTAAATTTATCATATATGTTTCAAAATCAGATTCCCATTTACCGTTTACAAATTCTACTAAATATTCTTTTATGTGTCTCATTTTTTTATTTTAAATATTTTTGATACTCTTTTTTTACTGATACTTTGAATACATACAAGTTTCTATTATGAATACTGATTTCTTTACGTACTATAGGTTCAAGATACTTAAAAGATATTCCATCAAGTAATTCATTTTCCTCTAACCAGAGGATCATTTGTTCAGCTGATCTATACATTATATCACTAAAATTTACTTGACCTAACCAATATTGTATATTTTTATTCCTGCTAAATTCATAAGTTAAACTAGTATTCTTTTGAGAAAACTGCCATAGTAAGTGATAATTTTTAAAAGGATTTAAATTTGGTATAATACTTGCTGCCATCTCTTTCTCTTCTTTACCACCATGAAGCATAGCGGTTAATTGAGATAATAGTTCTTCTGTAAGATCCATTTGTGAAGAAGAAGCATGTAGTATAGTTTCACAATCTACGGTGCCAGATACTCCTGTATCTATAAGATGTGCTATATTAAGTGCAAGACCTGTTATAATCCAATTATCATAAAGACTATCAACTGCTGTATGATAATAATATTTAGTATGTTCTGTAATCTTTTCAGTTAGAATTACATTTCCTTTATATTCATCTATTAAACCATCAACAAAAGATCTGTGTGGTGAAGCACCATCTTTAACTAATTCATAATTTACCAACTTTATAAGCATTTTACTTGTTGGAATATTTTCTCCATGCTTACATCTTCTTGCTATATTATCATTTGTTATAATTAGATCTGCTTTTGTATAATCATTTGTTATAGTTATCTTATGCTCTTTTAAAGCAGCTTTTATTTTATCTAACGATATATCAGCACCAGGCATAACAAATGCTTTCTTTTTATTTCTAAAGCTAGTATCTGTTTCTTTGCTAGATTTTAATATATCTTCTATTTTACCATATGTTGTATTATCTTGAGTGACTAATACACTTTCTATATTTGATCCAGCAAGGATCCCATATACAGGATCACTTGCCAAACCAAAATGTTTTAGTGCATCAGCATCATATTCTTGATATACTGATTTACTTGCCATATTATTTAATTGTCATTTTGATGATTTCTGGATTCATCATCATCTTATTAAACTTCTGTTTGTTTCCGTTAAAGATGGTTCTTACAATCATATACTTTAGATCATTTGTAAAATAATCTTTTGTACATAATGCAATTAATCTATCTGTCACCTTTTGAGTTATCTTATTTTCTTTAGCATATACCAAAGAGTAATTAGATAATCTTGTAGCTAATGTAGATGCAATATCTGCACGATAGTTATCATCTTTACCAATACAAGATCTAAGCTCATTTAAAATGTATTGCTCATTATCATGAGTTAATAGATCATGTGGTGTTACTAACTTATCTAGCTTATTATTAATGAAAGTTGTAAACATAGAAGCAAATGCATCTCCTACACTACCTTCACCAATCATCTGTACCATTGCTAAGTTGCTTTCAAAAGAATCAAAGCTTGATATTGCGTTAAAGAATGTTGTGATAGATCTTGCATTAGTTTCTTGAGTAACAAGTTCTGGATGTAATAACAAGAAGTTAATACATCTTGAATCAATACCTGCATCCTCAGCCCACTCAGCCCATACATTAACATCAAATTTTAGACTTGCAGTAATATACCTGGTCTTCTGAGCAGAGTCAATACTGTTTACTAAATAATCTCCATTATCAGGATTAGCTGTTAGAACAATATGCCAGTCCTTTGGAAGCGTCCATGAGATATAACTTTGTCTATCAATCAATTCCATACATGCTTGAATAAAGCGCATATCTGCACGATTCCAATCATCAAGTAACAAGATACCACCTTCTTTCTTATCTGCAATCCACTCTGGAGCACAGTAAGACATTCTGTTTTTACCCGTCATCTTGTATCCGTTCTTTAGATACTCTTGTACAGCAAGCTCATCAACCCACATTCCAACTTTCTTAGTTGTCTTTTGAGTCATATCTGCTAGATCTTTAGATGCAGCTGCTCTTTGCGCCGCAGTATAATTTAACTGATCTCCTGTTGTCTTTGAGACAATCTTTTCTTTATACATCTGAAACTGACGTACAGGGAAACCAACTAAGTCACCTAGCTCCTCAATCTGAGCTAAGTTTAACTTAACAAAGTTTAAATTATTATCATTAGCAATTTCTAATATATTAGATGTTTTACCAATACCTGATTCACCTACTACTTCAACTGCTACTGGAAGCTTACCTTTTTCCTGAAGAGATCTATTATTATTAATAATATGATTTAAAAATCCCTTTAGTTCTTTTGCGTTTAAATTTACTTGTGCCATTATTTTTCTTTTTTTTTATTTAGTTTATTATAATTCTGCCGAGAAATTACATTCTCCTTCTTCTTCAATACACTGAAGTATTTGTCTTCCAAGACTATAGTCAAAGTAATTACTTAACTTTTCATCTTTTAATAATTTCATTCCAGCCCTTTCAAGATATGTTGATAGA